GCATTTTTTTACGCGTTCTCATAGGATAAAGATTTTATAAGGATTTCAGTTATAGTGTCTTGTACTTCGAATTCATCTTGGTCATCGGTGTCAATGCAATCCTTCACGTAACCAAGTTCGACTAGCTTATCCGTAATTCGAATAGCGATGTCGGTGATGTCATTTTCAGATAGCTTCTTCATAGGTAGGAGATTTTAAGATGATTGAATCGGATTCGAATTTTACTATAGCCCATCCCAAGTACATTAGTTGGGCGGCTAGTTGCTGACCACTGAGGGTGGTTAGGTCAATTGTCTGCATAACTGATTTTTAAATGATTAAAACAATGTTGATGCGATAAGTAGGCAGATGCCAAACACCGCGATAAAATAGCAAAAACCTTCGATAATTTGTCTTGCTTCGTTCGTAGTTTGATGCTTCATAACTATGGGGTTAGGTTTCGCCTTGCTGAGGCTCATCAGTACGGACAGCATATCCGTAGACCTTGTCACTTACCGAGCAGATACCAGTGATAAATCGACTGGCTCGTTAACCCGACCAGTGCAGACCTTTCGGCTCTCTGCACCCAACACCCTAACTTCGACTGGCGAAGGTTTGGCGCGACCTAACGTGAACACTGGGAGTTGGTACGAAACCGCCAGTGTGCCTGATGTTTATTTGCTGAGGAGGGCATCCTCAAGTCCCATTCCCACTCTTCGTGGTGGCTCACAACGTTTTACAACGGAAGGCTCATATCGGGACTATCGCTATGCATTTATCGTGGTTTGGTGACTGGCTATCCATCGTAAGCACCTTGTCGGGTGGATGGGTAAGAGTGCGTTGCCCTAACACGTTGTAGCGAACATTTGAAAGAACTGCGGACTCATTGTCGAATCCGATGCAAACATAGGGTGGCAGGGTAACTACTTCCAAATTTATTTTTAAAATTGATGGTTATCCACACAAAAAAACCTTCGTAACTTGGTGAAAATCATAGCATAGAAAAGTTATCCACATTCCAAAAGTTTTTTTACGAGGGGTGGTGAAAACGGGTAAAAATGGGCAAAATAATCCCAAAATATTTAGCAAACGAATGCTAAAGAAATTAGTCGCTCACAATGAAAGCAAAATGCTAAAGAGATTAGCAATGGTAGGGGGTTCGGGGGTATACTAGAGCCGTTTATTCACTAGGTAGTTACGTAAGTAAGAAAGGTATTCACGTCCAGTAGAAGAGATAGAATAATACTTGCCTTCACGTATAAGCAAACCCAGTTGGACAAGAGTGTTAAGAGTGTTCCAACTATTGCGGACATCCGGCACAACGACGTGGGGACGGAAGCCGTTAACGTATCCAGTCAGATGAGAGATAGAAGAACGACCAAGCCGACGCGAAGCATAGAGGTAACGCAACTGGGAGTCACTGAGTGGACGAACACCGATGCGACGAGAAGCACGATAGTTTGCCGCATCCCCCATTAGATAGTATTTTTCCGGCTTCATTGGTTGGGTATTTTTACTGGTGGTAGGTTCATAAGGATGGTTGAATTGAAGAGGGGGAGGGGTGGCTACTGTATCTTTAAACACACACGCATAACCTACACATTCACAATATTTTACGAGCATTATATGTAGTTCAGTTTCCCTATTCATTCTATATCACTGGGATTCCATACTAGAATAACCACAACCTAACGCAATATGTGTCAGCCAGTTAGCTATTGTATGGGGGTTATATGGTATTACCCGTTCGGGCATAAAATCGTTTTTGGAACTGCCTAAAACACCCCCACCCAGTTTGCGTTTTGCGATTCGCAAAAAAATTCAAAAGCCACTTAAATAATACATAACCCCCACTCCATACCCACACACAACCCATATAAAATCCCAGATCCAAAACTCCCGCCTTTTTGCGCGCTATCCTTCCCCTCAAATCTTATCACTGGCGTATCTATTCAAAGATAATAATAAGCCCGTAATCGGTCTGGAAATGGATACTCACATCTGTGGAGAAATGGGTGTTTGTCGGTTCGGGGTTTTGTTTGTATGTTTGTGTGGCTACGTTATCCGGGTGCATGGAGATAACATCAAGGGGGCCCCGTAGCTGTGCGAAGATTGAAACTTCGGCGACGATTTAATAGGACAGGTCAACACGTATAAACCGGCGGAAGACCCTCCACAGGCGATGCCACCAAATAGGATGGACGGCCTTAAACAACCCTAAGGGGGGAAAGGGGGGTGTGCTCAGAATTTTCTTGGCTCAGATTTAATGCTTTTTTATCTCTCGTTTAATTAATTTGCACCTTATGGAAATGTTACTTCGTAAAGATGGTTCTTATTCTCGTCGTGGTCTATGGGATAATATCAGGGCCAAGGCTGGTAGTAATAAGAAGCCAACTAAGAAAATGCTAGAGCAGGAACGTAAAATAAAAAAAGATGCCTCTAAAAAAAGCAAAAAAGAAAAGTGAGCTCCAGTCAGCCATCTCGGCTAACATCCGTGAGCTGATGGCGGATAACAAGAAAAAGGGTAAGGCAAAGGGAGCTGGTGGTAAGGCCAGATCCAAGAAGCAGATCCTTGCTATTGCTATATCAGCCGCTAAAGGTAAATGAGAAAGCACACTAAGGTTTACTTAGACTTCTTTGGTTACGGGATGGATAGCTGGATGCCCTGTGAGGTATGCGGATCTACTGCCGTGGATATTCACCATATCGCGGCTCGGGGTATGGGTGGGTCTAAGAATAAAGATGAGATTGACAACCTAATGGGTCTTTGTCGGTCCTGCCATATTGAGTATGGCGATAAGAAAAAGTACATGGATATGCTTTCTGAGGCGCACATGCGTTTCATGGATAAGTATAGTAATTCACATTTGTAGATAAGTAATATGATCAAGATATCCACATCTTGTAGTAATTTAGTCATATGCAGCCTATCTACAAGATATTCGTTAAGATTGACAAGCGGTTTCAGGACGAGATAGAAACCGAGTCTGGCTTAAAGCTATACAAAGATACTTCATTCAAACAAGAGGAGAACTCAACAATTGTTGGGCAGGTGGTTGCTGTACCAGATAAGTATGACCACTCTATGGGATCTGAAGATTTCAAGGCTAACGTAAAAGCAGGAGATAAACTATATTTCCATTTCTTGGTGGCCATGGATGAAGAGAATAGGATAGAGGTGGATGGTGAGGAGTACTGGATGGTAGATTATTTTAACGCGATCGCGCTGGTGCGCGATGGTAAGATAATACCTGTCGGTGATTATATATTATTAGATCCAATCAAAGAAAAGATTGAGACCAGCTTGATAGTCCCAGACACTGTTGATAAGGAAGGTACTCGCGGACTGGTGGTAGCAAGTAATGATCCTAGTATCTCGGAAGGGTCTATTGTGGAGTATGAAGAGGTCGGAAAGTTTTGGAATATCATCGAGGGGCGTAGGCTATATTGCATGTTCAACCAAAACATTTTATTTATACACAATGACTAAGCAACAGATGAAACAGATAAGAGAGATTGCACATAGGCTACCTATTGTTTATGAACAGTGTACTTCTGGTGGTCAGGTGGTAGAGAGTGGTGATGGTAATGATGTATTTATGCCAAATATTTATAACCACCCGGTCAATCATGTTCGTAGAATGAGGAAGGCTTATGAGCAGCTTGGGATGGATGGTATTAAAAGCTATTTAGAAAGTATTCACCAACTTCAATTAAAGAGAAATGAAACTCTCAAAGAAGACATCGCAAGTGGTAAGTTCTCACCCCAAGGGGATAGTTTACCAGCAGATAGTAAGTCTATTCCTGAAGATAGGAAGTAAGACGTTTTCTATCCACTTTAGCTATCCCGGTCTTGTAAAGACTTGGGAAGAGTGGCAGCATGAAATAGATTTAAACTTCTACGAATGCTAGACTGCCAGACAGAGCTTGGTGAGTTCTTTATGCAAGAACAGTATCGGGTACAGGGTGTGCTTGAGACTAGAGGTTACACGGTTATTAATACCAGTGGTCTGGAGAATAACAGCGATGTAATACTCGTCAAGCCTGTTGACGGTAGGTTGACGATTGTAGGGCTAGCAGAGATCAAGTGTAGAAAAAGTGCAGGTTGGGTACCACTTACTAGAAAGTACTTGTCAGAGAATGGCGGTTATCTCATAACCAACCAGAAACTAAAGTATGGCGGGTTTGCTAGTTCTTTATACCGTGTACCATTCTTTGTGATTGTATCACTAATGGAGGAAGGTGTAATACTAGTGTGGCAGATAACAGATAGTAAGGGTAACTTTGTAGAGAAGTATGATATTAAAAAAACGGTTACTAGGAAGACGGTGAATGGAGGTGAGATAGCTAGAGAAAATGCGTTCCTTCCTATTAACTCAAAATATTTAACAACCATTGAGTAAAGGAATAGCTGCCGAGGTTTTGTTTGACTACCACATCATTGAGCGTGGTATGATGACAGCACGCCCGATATATGATTCTGGTTATGATCGTATTGTTGATCATAAAGGCAATCTAACCCGGGTGCAGATTAAGATGACCGCCTGCAAGCAGAGTGGTTCTTACTGGGTATCTACTAGTGGTGTAAAAAGAAGAAGGTATGTTAATGAATTTGATGTACTGGCTATTTATATAAAGCCTGCGTGTGCGTGGTTACTGATGCCGTTTTCTGAAATCACTGGCAGCGCAATGCGTGTGAAGGTTGATGGTAGATTTGAAAAGTATGTAAACAATTGGGGAATATTCTATGCGAAGAACTAAAAATATAAAGATAAATATGTACCAGTGTGCGGTACATTTTATTCTTACCGATGATCTAGCTAAGGAGTATAACCGCATTTACCGTAAGCATAAGGAACTGCCTATATACGCAGCGGAAGATGGTGAGGCTTGGACACTTACGTTTGATATTTCTGATTATTATATCCTAGTATCAGAGAAACATAAGTTTGTTAATACAATAGCGCACGAGGTATATCATGTTGTATACAGTATACTTAATGATAGGGATATTGATGACGAGGAGAATGGGGCTTGGCTGTGTGGTATGCTGATTGATGAGGCGTTTAAATTTTATTTTAAAACTAAGGATAATGGCATTCATAGACCGGTTCGTAAAATTGAAGGTGATGTTGGAGGGACCATCGGGGTCAGCTCTGATAACGTACGTCTACATAAACCCAATGACGATTGACGCATTCACAGAAGAGGTTGTTACTTACGATCTTGACTATGAGAAGGGTATCGATCAGGATGCGGTTCGTGTTTGGACAAAGCATGATATACATCTTGTGCTCATGCATGTAGATGATTTTATGGAAATGTTAAACAAGAGATATTGAAAATATTATCTTGGATAAAAGCGTTAGATGGATGTTCTTACCATCGTGTGTTTATGCCTAATAGCTATGTTAAGGCTGAGGTTAAAACTGTGTCTAACTTAACTGAAGAGGATCTAAAGTGGTGTGATATATTACACTACTCTAGGCATGTAATGATCTCTCCTGTTTTTATAGCTCAGCAGGCCAAGAAGCATAATGTTAAAGTGGTGGTTGATACGGACGACTGGTGGGAGGTGGGTAAGGATCATCCTAAGTATCATATGTGGAAGAAGAGTGATATTGGTTTGCAGATACGCCAGCATTTGATTTATGCTGATGCGGTAATAGCTACTACAGATAAGCTGGCTTCTATAGTCCCAAATAAGAATGTGTATGTAATTCCTAATGCACTACCATATGGGGTAGGACAGTTTAGAGAACACGAGCTGCCAAATAGTGATAAGATACGATTGATATATGCTAGTTCTGCCATGAACTATGCGAATACATTTTTAATAGCTGGCGCCATGAAACAACTAGTTGATCTGCCGGTAGAGTGGGTTATAGTTGGTTATGTAGAGGGTGATGTGTATGATATTATATTACATAACCTTACTGCAGATGGTAAGATACCACACACTACTGTTGAATGGTCTGGTGTAGAGGATTATATGTCTGGGTATAAAGGAGATATACTAGTCGTACCAAGCAAATCTAATGAGTTTAATTCTTACAAGAGTAACATAAAAGTTCTTGAAGCTGCCGCTTTGAATATCCCTATCCTTATATCAAAGGCAGAACCATACTTAAACATGCCAGTAAATTATTTTTCTGGTGATAATGAATTTATTTCCGAGTTAACTAGACTAGTAAAATCAGTAGAGTATAGAAGACAATCAGCAGCTAGGACTAGAAAGTTTTGTTTAGATAATTATGACCTATACAAGTGGGGTGAAAAAAGATTAAAAATTTATGAGCAAATCCTTTAACGTAATAATAGCTACAGCTGGTAGACCAACCCTACAAAGGATGGTTGATAGCATTGCACCACAGCTACAGGAGCAGGATTATCTTACTATCATATGGGATTGTCAACCTATAGCTTTACAAATTGATAGCGCTTGTAAAGTTATATCTTTACATAACCCCGAACCATTAGGATTCTGGGGGCATGGTTCTAGAAACAGGTGGCAGGACGAGCTACCCGGAGATTATTTTATGAACGCCGATGATGATGATATATATACAAAGGATGCTATGTCTATCATTAGAGAATATTGCACAGATAATAAACTATACATATTTCAGTTCTTGTATGCAAATTCTAAGATACCAGATGGTGATGTTATTAAAGTTGGCAATATTGGTACGCCTTGTGGTGTATATCCTAAAGTCAATAAGTTTCCAACTTGGGAGCATATGTTTGGCGGGGATGGTGAATTTTATATTAAGCTTGCTAAGATGATACCTTACCAACATATTAATAAGGTTATATATTCTGTAAAACCAACAGAGAATGATAATACGATACCAGAGAAGGAGTATAAGCATTGCACTTGTGGTGTTATGGCTAATATGTACTATGATGAAATTTTTAAAACGTGGCGTGGTTTTTGCCATAGATGTGATAAGCAATTATGATACACTATTTTTTAGAAGGTAATTTAGGGTTTGACTATAGAGACAGCTGGCATAAATATGCTGGTCATTTAGAGCTCATACATTGGGATTGCTCTAATCTTCCATTAGATAAATACCCAGAATTAAAAAAGTTAATTGATAACAAGAAGTATTCTATGTTATCGGATTTTATTAGATGGTGGGCGATTTATGAATACGGTGGAGTGTACCTAGACTTTGATGTAGAACTGATTGCACCTTTAGATAAGGTTCTAGAGTTTGATTCTTTTGTTTCTATAGAAGGCCATCCAGTATTCCCTAATGGTGCTGTGTCTGGTGGGAAGAAAGGGAACAAGTACCATGCTGAAATATTGAATTGCTACTTTGATGTAGTTAACGGCGTAAAAAATTACAATGTTCCTATTGAAGTAGCCTGTAGCCCATGGATGTTAAAGGATTATGTAGAAGCTAAGAAAGGCAAACCGTTAGATGATTCAGATTTATATCAAGTAAAAGAATATAATGGATTTGTAACGCTGCCAAAAGAATATTTCTATCCATATAATTGGAACGAGGAGTATAGGCCATCATTATTAACACCAAACACCATTGGGATACATTGGTGGAAACATAGTTGGAAATGATACCAGAAGTTGAATATAAAAAGATGGAGTTTAATCCAACGGTTAAAAAACCGTTGTTTTCGTCGTACCCTAAATTAACCCAAATTTTAGGCAAAGCTGACGACAAGCTAACTCGTTATGTGTTACTTATGTATGACATGAATTCGCCACTTCGTGAGTACTATCCAGAGATATCGAAGCGTAAGCAATTTGCTGCTTCTATTGCTGGATTTGATTTAGATACCGAAGACGTTACTGGCCTATTTGATTTTAAAGTAAAGGTTGATGATGACGAGGTACCTTATGAAGAACTTTTAAATCTAATTGTTAAGTATTTAAAATACCAGAATAACTATGTATGGTCAATGATCGTAAGTAACGAGCAGGCGTTCTATGAATTTAATAAGAGGGTTATGCTGCCGGTGGATGGTAATAGAGATAAGGATATCTTACAAGCAATTACTATCAAGACGCAGATTATGACAGCACAAGATGAGATTGTCCAAAGACTTCACCGGTATCTTCGTCAGCTTACTGGTGAGGATGACCAGTTAGAAGAAGCAATGACAAAACGTAAACGAATAAGACCGGAGGATATAGCCAATGTTCAGTCCAATAAATAATGGTTCTAAAGAAAATATACAGGGGTTATTATGTTATACACCCCCACCCGGTTTTGTATTCAATATACTAAATGGGGAACTAGAGGAGCGATCTGTATACGCTAGGTCCCCAAAGAAGTCTGAACAGTATTTTGATTATACTCCTTTGCCAAAGGATTATGCAAAGATTAGGGCTAAGGAGCAGCAAAGACAGAACGAGGACTCTGAGTATTTTGATCCTAAGCTGGAGCAATTTCGTCAGCAGGAGTGGGACCGTAGGCTTAATGGTTACTGGTTTTACAATAATGGCGTTCCCACATATATAACAGGGTTACACTATTTCTATTTAAATTACTGGAATCTAGACACTGGATTACCAAAGTATAGGGACACTGATAGGAAATATTTTTATTTCATGCAGTACTGTATTGAAGATCCAGAGTGCATGGGTATGGTAGAGATTACTAAACGTAGGCAGGGTAAGACATTCCGTGGAGGTGTGTTCTTATATGAATATCCTTCTAGGACTAACAATGCAAAGTCTGGTATCCAGTCTAAGACAGGTGCAGATGCTAAGGAGGTGTTCCGTAAAGCTGTTATCCAACCATTTAAAAAACTTCCTGACTTCTTTGTTCCGATCTTTGATACGTCTAAGGGTTTAACCCCGACCTCCGAGCTTCGATTCTATCAAACTACTGTTAAGGGACGTAGAGCAAATACAATTAAGGATGAGCATGAGCTAGAGTCTGCAATAGACTGGAAGACATCTGAAGCTATATCTTATGACGGCCAGAAGCTACATAGATACTTAGGAGATGAGGTTGGTAAGACAATGGAGGTTGATGTGTGGAATAGATGGCTGGTTACAAAGTACTGTCATCTAGATGATGAGGGCCGTATTATAGGCAAGGCACTTCTTACTACAACAGTTGAGGATATGGAGCAGGGCGGTGCTTCTTTTAAAAAGATATGGGAGAACTCAGATCAGAATAATAAAAAGGGGAAAAGGACTGCATCTGGGCTTTATCGTTACTTCTGTAGCGCTGCAGAGACTAGATATTACAATGAATATGGCATAGCGGATAGGGCTAAGGCTGAGCAGGAGATTAGAGATGAAAGGAAGCTATTAGCCCACGACCCCCGAGCTTTAAGTTCTGTGATAAGAAAGGAGCCTATTGAGTGGGAAGAGGCATTCAGGATTGACGGTAGCAAGTGCTTATACAACCCTGAGTTACTGAACGAAAGAATGGATAGGTTAAGTTGGAAGGATAATTTGACAACAAGAGGTAACTTTGTGTGGCTTAATGGCGACCGAGACACTAGGGTTGTTTTTGAACCATCAAAGACTGGCCGGTGGGAGGTTTCAAAGCTATTTGAAAAGGAAGAGGAGAGCAACAATGTCAAAAGGGGTGGCGGTCTATTTTCCCCTGCTAACGGTTTGAACTTTGTTATTGGCGTGGACCCTGTGGACCACAACGTAACAGAAGATGGCAGGCGGTCTAATGGTGCTGGCATGGTACTACAGAAGTACAGCGCAGCTCGGGAGAACGACATCTATAACTACGCATTCGTTGCTAAGTACGCCTACCGTCCTGAGTCAGTCCAGATATTCTATGAGGATATGATTAAGATGGCCGTGTACTATGGTGCACCGGTATTGTTTGAGAACCAAAAGATTGGTCTCATGCACTACTTTGATGATAGGGGATATGCTCCATTCCTTATGTGGTTACCGGAAAGGAATCAGCCGGGTATTGCGGCAAGTGCTAAAACGCACCAGCAGATAGCCGAGCTGACAGAGGATTATATCAACAAGATGTACGATCGGGTTTATTTTAAAGATCTGATCCAAGACTGGCTAGAGTTTGATATATCCAAGACAACTAAGTTTGACTTGGCCATGGCAGCTGGGTACGCCCTAATCGCCGACCAAGTTAAAGTAAACGTGAAAGGAACTGGTCAGATACGAGACGTGTCTGATTATTTTAGGAAGAATAAAATATAAAAATGGACAAACTCCAGAAGACTGATTTCCCAAGTCACCTAATCGATCCAAGAGAAAAGGGTCGCGACTGGGTTCTTCAGTATTGTAAAGCAGCGTGGAGCTCTTTTGATAATGATCTACCACGCGAGATCTTTTACCATGCCCGCTACCGTTATGAGGTAATCATGCAGTATGCTGTTGGTAATCAATCAATTAATAAGTACAGACCTTTAATGCAAGTGGATGAAGCCTCTAACGAGGATTGGCTTAATATCGACTGGTCTGTTATGCCAATTGTCCCAAAGTTTAGAAGAATCGCTTTAGGTAAATTAAACAAAGTTGGATATAATATTGTCGCTACTCCGATCGACTCCTTGGCTAATGATGAAATTCAGGATTACTTTGCTAATCTTAAAGCTAAGATTCAGCTTCGTGAAGAAGCGGCCAAGCTTGACGCCTCATTGCTGGAATCGCCAGCACTGCAGTTAATGCCTAATGAGGCAAAGGATATGGAGGAGCTAGAGATGCAGATGAACTACACGTTCAAGCATCAGATGGCTATTGAGGCAGAGCAGGGGATTAAACTTGTACTTGAGCAGAATCAGATCGAAAAGCTTCGTGAAGGTGTGCGTCAGGATTTGTTTGACTACGGAGTCGCTGGGTATAAAGAATATATTGATAGTAATGGTGCTGTTAAAGTTAGAAAGGTAAACCCTAGAAATATTCTTATAAACAATTGTAAGAATAAAGATTTCTCCGATGCTTCTTATATTGGTGAGATAACAGAGATGAGCATATCTGATTTAAAGCAGATGGCTGGTCATCAGTTTAGCGAAGAGGAGTATGAAGAAATTGCTAAGAAACATGTAGGTTATCTAGGTAATCCATCTGAATGGCCTTCTTCATTATCTGTATATAATAAGGGTTATGATAGATTCAGGATTCGTGTACTTGATTTGGAGTTCTTTTCTGTCAATGAGATGGTTTTTGAAAGTCGTATTGATCGCCGTGGTAATAAGGTTTATGCTCGGGGAAAGTATGATGAGAAGAATAAAAGAAAAGATAAGTTTGAGCGTGTAGCATACAAGGTAGTATATAAAGGTAAATGGATTGTTGGTACAGACTATTTATTTGATTATGGTCTTTGTACTAATATGAAGCGTGCTAAGTCGTCTCTCATGGATACACAGTTGAGTTATCACTTGATTGCTCCTGAGTTCTGGGATATGAAGGCTTATGGCATTATGCAGCACTTGATACCAATGGCTGATGCTATTCAGATTGCATGGTATCGTTTGCAAAATGCAATCAATCAGGCTAGACCTAAAGGTATTATGATCGAGATGGGCGCACTAGAGGATATCCCACTTGGTGCTGGCGGTAAGAGATTAACGCCAATGAAGGTATTAGATCTTTACAACAAGACTGGTACATTGGTTTATCGTAAGAGCGATCAACAGGGACGTATGACCAACTACAAGCCAATCGAAGAGTTGGAGAATGGGTTAGGTCGTGATGCAATGAATTACTGGCAGATCATTCAAAATAATATCCAGCTCATCCGCGATGTAACTGGTATGAATGAAATGACTGATGGCTCTACCCCAGATCCTCGCACATTAACTACTGTAGCTAAGCTTGCTTATGAGGGTACTAATAATGCATTGACAAGTATTGTGCATGGTGAGAAGCAGTTATTAGAATCGTTATCTAATGCTGTTATATTAAGACTACAGGATGTTTCTTCTAGTGGTGAGGTTAAGGGTTATGTTCGTGCTCTTGGGTCTAACACTATGAAGTTCTTTAAGGCTTCTCCGCATTTAGCTCTATATGAGTTTGGTATATTCTTAGAGGATAAGCCAACAGACGATGAGCGTGCTATGTTGCAGCAGCAAGTAATGGCTGGTCAGGCTAATGGCTTATTAGACATAGAGGATGCTATTATTATTCAGAATACCGATAACCTAAAGGTTGCTCAGCAGCTGCTTGCATATAAGATTAAAAAACGCCGTCAAGAAGAAGAGGATAAAGCAATGCGCATGCAGCAAATGAATGCACAGGTGCAACAGCAATCCGCAATGGTAGCTGAACAAGCTAAGCAACAGACCATTCAAACAGAAGGTCAAGTTAAGAGCCAGCTTATCCAGTTAGAAAAGGAATACGATGCTAAGATCTTAGAGATGAAATATAGCTATGAGATCGAGCTAGAGAAGATGCGTATGCAGGGCAAGGTTGAAACCAAGAAGGTAGAGAACAAGGGTAAGAAGAGTGTTACTAAGATAAAGATGGGTCAACCTGATACAGATGTTGAAGAGCCTGCAGAAACAATGGCTGTTGGGCAAGAGATGTTAATGGTACCTCAACAACCTATAGAGCAGCCTACGCAACAGCAGATGATGCCAGAGCAGATGATGCTAGATCAGGAAATGCCAGAGGCAGAAGAAGAGGTAGAAGAAGTAGAAGAAATAGAAGAAGAAGGTGGAGAGATGGAGGGGGAGGAAAAATAATTCACCCCCTCTAATCCATTGTTATTCAAAACCTTTGGTAAAACTTTGCATAACCAAATAATATAAATATGAGCGATGAGCTGAATTTCAACGAGTTGTCATTGAATGATGTTACCGTTGGAGGTAAACCTATAGTAGAAGCTGCACCAGAACAGGCGCCAGTAGAAGCTAAAACAGAACCTGCTGCAGAAGAACAGACTCCCGTAGAGACTGCACTAGAGCAAAAGGTAGAAGCCCCAGTCGATGAAGAGGTATCCGGCAGGGCAAGACAGGCGGTCCCAAAGTATGAATTCAAAGATGACTTCATTAAGGGCGCCGTTGAATATTATGAGAAGACAGGTGATTTGACACCATATCTTCAAGCGAAAACTGTAGATTTTTCTACTATGGATGATGCGGCGGTTATGAGACGTAACCTACGCGAACAGTATCCAGATGTTTCTGAAAAGGCGTTTGATCGTCTTTTTCAGCAGCAGGTAGTTGATAAGTTTAAGCTTGACCCAGAGCAGTGGGGAGAAGATGACGTAGAACTTGGGAAAGAACTTCTAAGATCTGAAGCTCAGAAACTCCGCACACAGTATATGGACTGGCAGAAAAAATTTGTGGCTCCGGAACCACAAGCTAATCCAGAAGCTGAAGCTCAAGAGACTGCGATGCAAGAGGCGATTGCTCAATTTGAGAAATCGGTATCTGAGAACTCTCTTACTAGATCTATCTTAGAGGCTAAGAGACTTAGCATTAAGACGGGCGATGATGAGTTCAATTATGAGTTGCAGAATCCTCAAGATATGGTTGAGATGACACTGGATAATAACAAGTTCTTTCAGCAATTCGCGTCTGGCGAAAACCAATTAGACTATAGTAAATGGTATAAGACCGTTGCCTACAGTCAGAATCCCGAGCAATTTGAACGTGCTCTGATTAACTTTGGTAAGACGCTTGGACGTTCCGAAGTGACGAAAGAAATTAAGAATCCATCTACTGCTCCTGTAGGTGATGTTCCGACAGAAAGTTCGGGGGACTTTACTTCAGGTCTTCTCCAAGCTTTCGCAAGTAGGGGTATTTCAAAATAATTTTTAACAAAAAAAATAATTAATCATGGCGGGTGTTTTAGGAAACATTAACAAAAGTTATGTTTCATCAATCAACTTCCTCGATCAGCGTGAGATCCTGAACAAAGTTCTGGACGTAACCAACGAGGAAATCTCTTTCTTAGATATCATGGAGTTAACTAATCGTTCTACTCCTACTTCAGTTCCTGTTTACAATCACTTCGTAAACGAAGAGCTTTATGTTCTCGGTACTGTTAGTGCTGTAACTGGTTCTGGTGTAACTGGTACAACTTCTGCTCCTCCTTCTGTAACTGCTACAATCGACGCTACTGCTTTTGCTTATGTAAACGTAGGTGAGTTGGTTATGTTCCCTGATGGAAAAGTAGGATATGTGACTGGTAAAGCTGCTACTACTAATATCGTAGTTAAGTCTGTAGATGGTTCTACATTGACTTTGGTTAGCGGTGACAAGATTTCTTTCTTCTCTAATGCTGCTGGTGAAGGTTCTCTTTCTCCTGAGGCTAAGAAGTGGGGAGTAACTAAGTACGACAACCAAGTGCAAATCTTCAAAGGTAAGTTCAGTATCACTGACATCCAGAAGGCTTCTAAGGTTGAAGTTGAGTTCCAAGGTAAACCTTTCTACATGTACAAGGGTCAGCACGAGAGCTTAATGAAGTTCCGTGGCGATATCTCTACTGCTTTGATGTTCGGACGTAAGAGCTCTACTCTGTTCGCAGATGCTGCTCCTGCTCTAACTGATGCTGATGGTAAGCCTGTACAAACTACAGGTGGTATGGATCAGCTTGTTACATCTCGTGGTATCAACCAATCTTTGTTAACTGCAGGTACTGCAACTCTTGCTGACATTCAGACTCTGACTCAGACTTTGAACAAAGCTCGTTGCCCTCAAGAGTACTTCTTGTTTGTAGGTACAACTATGAACATTGCTCTTGACAACTTGTTTAACAACTTAGGTAACAGTGCATTGCTTTCTCAAGGTGCTCGTTTCCAGATCGATGGTAAAACTTTGGATCTTGGAATCGATACTGTTAAGATCTACGGACGTACTTACCACAAAAAGTATTTACCTCTGTTAGACCACCAGAACATCGTAAACTACACTGGTTCTCCAAACTTTAAGAACAGTGCTTACGGTGCTCCTGCTGGAAAGATCAAGACTAACGACGGTCAAATGTTGGATCGCTTTGGCGTTCGCTACATGGCTGGTGACGGAACTGACCTGAAGTATCGTGAGATCCTTCTTGGTGGTTTGGCTCCTGTTCCAACTAACGAGCGTTCTGTATTGGAGATCCACTACGAGAGCGTACAAGGTCTGGAGATCCTCGGTGCAAACCAGTTCTTCAAGCTTTCCTAAGCTGATTATCAATCAATTAGCTATAGCATACGGTAAGGGGATAAAACCCCTTACCTTTGCTTTTTATCAATAACCAAAAACACACCAGATGAAAAAAACAGAAATGTACAATCAGCTATCTGATAAGCTGATTAAATCAACCATGCTGAAGCCGGGTCAATCTGTAACCTATCGGCTACACAACATTCAGAGAGATGCTTTTGACCCAAACAGATTAGCTATCCCAGCTGTAAAGGGAGTTCCACTTATTGATACAATTTGGGATGAAGAGAAGGGAGAATTTGTAGATATCGCTGCTGTCCGTTCTGTTGACGGTCAGGGCAATCACATCTTCCATGAAATAAACTTCTACTCAAATATGGCGGGTCATATGATCCTGACTGGAGGTCGTGCATTTGATCAGGAGATCCATAGCTATCTTAGTCTATGCGATTATAACGCCTCAAAACCAAACAGAGATAATACTAAAGAAGCTATCTTTGAGCTTGTTGATGAGACAGCTACTGCAGAGAAAGAAAGTAGAACACGTAATCAGCGCCGTGAGGCATTGAATGCTGCTGCTGACTTAAGCGCTGAAGATGTTAAGACATACGCTTCTGCATTAGGTAAAGATGATTCTAAAGCTGTTTCTGTTCTAAGAAATGAACTAGAGGAATTGGCTGATAAAGATCCCGGTGCATTCTTAGATCTTATTAGTAATAAACTTGCTGTAGTTACTGCTACAGTAAATAGGGCGATTAAAAAAGGAACCATCCTGTACAATCAGGAGCAGTCCAGATTTGAATGGCCTAATAAAGAAGTGATCTTGGTTGTTGCCAGAACTGGCAGCGATGCGATCGATGAGTTTGTAAGTTTCTGTACCAGCTCTCCAAAGGGTGAAAAGGTACTCCAGACTCTTCAGAGTAAAACCAAAAAGTGATCCTTAGCTTACGACTAAGCTGAGGTTCATCTCGTGTTTGGTTGTTTGGTGAAAGCCTCCTGTTTCTACAGGGGGCTTTTTTGTGCCTCCTTTCTGAGTGGAATTATTTACCTTTGACTTAATTTTGCTTCATGCCCATGATATCTAATATGTCTTTTGGGGTCAAATTTGATCTTGATGGCATACCTACGCTAGTTCTTACGGATACTACCACATCTCCACCTGTTGGGTTTGTGGGCATATTCTCTATTACTCAGCCAGATGGCTACACACGAACTGGGAATATTTCTAGCCCAGATATACCATCAGCAGGTTCTAGCTTTTCATATGTTTTAACACTAGACTCAACAGGTCAGGTACAGCGTGGTTCATACACGATTGTGTTTACGGGGGCGGCTCCGGGGTATATATCTACAGATTTCAATAGGACGTTCCAGTTTCAATACTTACCAGTTACCTTAAGCCTTACAGAAGAGTTTGATGTATTTACGCCGAAACTTGAATATATAGATTCAACTGTTTATCAAGTAGCTAACTATAATAACACATCTGTAACAAGAGCTTGGACGGCTGTATCTACACCAACAGGAACTATAACTGGTAATACTTCTACGTTTGATGTTAAATATCTAAACCAGTATTGGGATGCCTATTATACAATTACATTAAGCGCTAGTACTGTCTATACACATCAGGTGTATTCTTGGTTAACTGTAGAGGAGACTATTACTAAATCAGTATCTACATATGCAGAAACTCCTAAGACGCTTCTGCAGATAATCACACTTATTAGTGCGCTTAAAACAAAAGTAGATCTAGCGGTAGATACGGTTTCTAATCTAGAGCAGGTTAAGGAAGACTTTGAATATGCGCAGAGCTTACTTGTGCATATTATAGATAAGCTGAAAGTTAACAATCTAGCTAACATAGATCGTGATCTAAAGGATCTATTAGCCGTATTGCATAACTATCAAATACCAACATACGTACCAACAAACTTACCAATACCGCCATATAACTGGAGTGCATACAATACAGTTGCTTGGGGTAACATAACTGGTAATATACAAAACCAAACCGATCTATGGACTATTCTTCAGACGCTAACAGTACAGAATAATTATGTGCATGATCAGCAAGTAGCAAGTGCTTCTTGGGTTATAGTTCATAATATGGGGAAGAAGCCAAGTGTTAGTATTGTAGATACTGCGGATGATGAAGTAATTGCAAAAGTAACTTATAACTCTAATAATCAAGTAACATTAACTTTTTCTTCTCCAATTAGCGGGAAGGCATATTTAAATTAATCCTATGTCAAAAAAGATGTTGGTCAATTTAGACCTAACGAAAAATCAGATCCTCAACGTAGCGTTGCAGAATCTTGGTGGCCCACCCGCTTCTCCAGTGGCTGGTCAGATTTATTATAACACATCTGATAATAATGTTTATTATTGGAATGGTACAGCTTGGGTAAGCATCTCAGGAGATATTACTGCTGTAGTTGCTGGCGCAGGTCTTACTGGTGGTGGTACTAGCGGATCTGTAACTTTAGATCTTAACCCAGATAATACTACAATTGAAGTTGACTCTGACATTGTAAGAATTAAAGATCTTGGGGTTAGTACTGGTAAATTAGCAAATGATGCTGTTACGACTATTAAGGTGACAGATTCTAATATTACATTCGCTAAAATACAGAACATTGCTACAATGACCGTTATGGGTCGTGTGGCTTCTGGCACTGGTGTTGCTAGTGAGATTTCAATTCTAGACAGCAATACAATGTCAGGCGCGTCTTCTTTAAACTTAGCAACAGCTGGTTCAATTAAGGCATATGTTGATAACACTGTGGCTGGCCTAGGTAATCTTGAAGGTGGGTTCGCCGCAGGTTCTTCTGTTAACTTCCCTACTGGTGCTGGTGGCACTAAGAAAGGAGACTATTGGTATGTTACCAGTGCGGGTACAGTTCAAGGAGTTGCATTAAATATTGGCGATGTATTGATCGCTAATATCGATAACGCTTCTCCCACTTCAGCTTCTGACTGGACATTCCTTGAGTCTAATCGTGATCAGGCTACTGAAACAGTTCTTGGTGTTGTAAGACTTGCGACTCAAGTAGAAGCTGATGCAGGAATAAATGATACTGCAGTTATCACCCCATTAAAATTAAAAACAGTTCTTGATAACCGTGTTGGCGGCTATGCTGCTAATATTGGTAACGGAGCTGCTACATCTTACGCTGTTACTCACTCGCTGAATACAATTGATGTTATTGTTATGATTAAGGACAACGCAACTCTTGAAGAAGTTTTTGCTGACGTCGTTATAACAGATGCAAATACCGTGACGGTAAGTTTTGCAATTGCTCCACTTAGTAATGCATACAGAGTAATAATTAAGAAATAATGAGATTTCTAACAAACATATTAGCAAAGGCTGGTTTAATAGTAGACGGTACTACGCAGTTAAATACAATTGCTAACGCTACTGTTGACACAGATAAGTTTCTTGTAAGTGATGCGGGTGTCATTAAATATAGAACAGCTCCCCAGTTGGTTGCTGATCTTGGCCCGCTACCATCATCTATATTAAGACATCAGGTAAAACTTGGTGAGGCAATTAATAAAGGACAGGCAGTATACGTATCTAGTGCAGACGGTACTAATATGATTGTGTCTAAGGCGTCAAATGTTACAGACTTAACATCATCAAAGACGCTTGGGCTTATAGAGACAAGTGGTGTAACTAATGATCAGGTTAATGTAGTCACAGAAGGATTACTTGCTGGTCTTGATACATCTACCGCAACTGCTGGAGATCCAGTATGGTTGGGAACAAATGGCAACCTAATATTTGGATTAGTTAATAAACCATCTGCGCCAGCTCACCTAGTATTTATAGGAGTTGTAACAAGAGTTCAATCTGTCAATGGTGAGATTTTTGTTAAAGTGCAGAACGGGTTTGAGGTGGAAGAGCTTCACGATGTTGCTATATCTTCTATAGCAAATAAAAACTTGTTGATGTATGAAGCAGCGACAAGTCTATGGAAGAATAAAACACTTGGTAATGTTATTGGCGGTACATCTACACAGTATGTAAAAGGAGACGGTACTCTTGGTTCGTTCCCTGACATTGGTGGAGGTGGTGGATTGGTATACTACCTAAATGGAAGTGTCTCTTCTGGTGTTGCTGGATATTTTCAAATGAGTAAAACTCCGGTTATTGGTTCCGGAACTGATTTTAGTAAAACAGGAGATGGATTAATATGCCAGTTTTTAACTGATGTGAATGATCCTTCATTACTTAGTGTGCCATCTGGTGCTTGGAGATTCGGTTTATATGCTTCAATGGGCACAGCAGGCAACTCATCAAAGTTTTATGTTGAGGTGTTTAAGTATGATGGTGCTACATTTACATTAATAGGTAGTTCTTCTGGTACTCCGGAATCGGTTGATCATGGTACTGCGACAGAGTACTATACTACTACGGTAGCGATGGCTACTACTGCTTTAACTGTTACAGATAGAATAGCGGTAAAAATATACGCCACAGATAATGCCACCAGAACAATGACTATTCATACTGAGAATAGTAACCTGTGTGATATTGCAACTACATTCCCTTCTGGTATAGCCTCTATCAATGGATTAATTACTCCTTCACAATATCTATCTACAACAACTACTGGAACTGATTTTACAATCTCTTCCTCTAGTAATACACATTATTTTAATCTTCCTGTTGCTAGTGCTACTGTAACTGGTAAGCTTAGCTCCACTGACTGGTCTACCTTTAACAATAAGCAAAATGCTTTAGGATATACTCCTGTTAATCAGACTAGGACATTAACGATTAATGGAGTCACATATGATCTATCTTCTGATAGAACTTGGAGCGTAGGTACGGTTACTTCAGTTGGGCTATCTGTTCCAACTGGATTTTCAGTATCTAATACTCCAGTGACAGGAAGTGGAACAATAGGACTTTCTTTTACTGCTGGTTATTCTTTACCAACCACTGCATCTCAATCGAATTGGGACGTAGCATATACAAATAGAATTACATCCCTGACTACTACTGGTACAAGCGGCGCTGCTACATTAGTTAGTAACGTACTTAATATACCTCAGTATCAAGCTCAGGGTAGTTATATAACTTCATTAACAGGTGAAGCTACGGCGTCAGGTCCGGGGTCTGCATCTGTAACACTATCTACATCCGCAGTCACAGGTAAGGTGCTTACCGGTTTAAACGTAACCGGTGGCACTGTACTTGCTACGGATTCTATCCTAACTGCGTTTGGTAAGTTACAGAATCAGGTGAACGGTTTGGCAGGTGGTGTAACTTATCAGGGTGCTTGGAACGCCTCTACTAACTCCCCATCTCTTACGAGCTCTGTTGGGACTAAGGGATATTATTATGTGGTATCTGTTGCTGGTTCTACAAACCTAAACGGTATCACAGACTGGAAGCTTGGAGATTGGGCGATCTTTAATGGTACTGCATGGGAAAAGGTTGACAACACAGACGCGGTAGTTTCTGTAAACGGGTTTACTGGCGCTGTTAGTTTAACAACTACAAATATTGCTGAAGGTACTAACCTATATTATACAGACACTAGAGCAAGAGCTGCAATCAGCTTAACTACAACAGGTACATCTGGCGCTGCTACCTATTCTGCAGGAGTATTAAATATTCCTCAGTATAGTTTAGCTGGGCTCGGGGGAGTTCCAAGTAATAGAACACTAACAATAAACGGAACATCCTATGATCTTTCTGCTGATAGAACATGGACGATAACAAACATATCAGGTACAGCAGCAGGGGAGACATTAGCTACAGTTACCGGAAGAGGCGCAAGCACTTCAACAGACTTGACTTTCAATGGTACTCTAACAATGGGTACAGGAGGAACTCAGTATATTAGAATGGGTAGGTTCCCTGCGAGTGTTACCAACACAGGAGAGGCGTGGATAGGAAGAGCTTCTGATAGGAACTCTGGTACTATGACTGTACAGCTTGGAGGTAATAGTGCATCAGGTAGAAATTTTGAGGTTGTTGATTATGCTTGGTCTACTGTTCTTTTTAATGTAAACAGTGGAGGAGTTGCAACGGCTTCTGATTCATTCCGCGCTCCATATTTCTACGATTCATCTAATACATCGTATTATGGTAGATTCTCAGGTACATCAAGAATGTATGGCGCTCAGTTTGATTATGTAGGTATTGGTCAGGGCATTAGTACGAGTTATAGTTTAATAACTAATGGATCGATTTATCTTAACAGTAACTCTAACGGCTGGGCGGAAGGTACTTGGAAACAGCGTAGAGGTGGTGCAACATTCTATGATGTTATTGATACGGGTAATTATAATTCATATTCTCCAACCTTAACAGGTGGCGGAGCAAGTGGAACTTGGGGGATAAGTATTACAGGAAATGCTGACACAACAGATGGTTATCACGTAGGTAATAGTACTAACCAAATCGCTTATTGGAATAGCAATAGAAATCTTTATGTTAATAATCCTGAAAATTATTCTGGTGAAGTAAGACTTGGTGCGGCATGGGATAGAGGGGGTGTGTATGCATCAAGTACTCTTTCTTTATCTACTTCAGCTAGTGATATACACTTTGTGTTTAATAATGCTACAAAAGCATACTTTAATAGCTTAGGTAATTTATACGTAGGTCAAGGAACAGCATATTCTTCTATTTTTATGGGGGATAATGATGAAGGACAGCGTGAGATTCACTGTAACTCTAATCGTATTGGATTCTTAAACCAATCTGCAAGTTGGGGATCTTGGTGTGAAGATAATGGATCTTGGTATTCGGCTGTTGCTATGTATTCTCCTAGATTTTATGATTCAGATAATACATCATATTATTTAGATCCTGCAAGTACATCCATTCTTAATGGTTTGCAAGTGGGAGGATCAGCAGTTGTAACCAACAATGGAGGAACATGGAATATAAACGTTACAGGATCAGCGGGTAGTGCATCTACAGCATCTCAAGTAACTATTAACTATAATAATGACTCTAACTCAACATATCAAATGTTGTGGGGATCAGGTAATAGTGTATACGGAACAGCAGGTGTATATGTAAATCCAAATTCTGATACAGTATATGCAACTGCATTTGTATCCAATGGATATATACGTATTGCTGCTAATAATAACCTATACTTAGATTATAACTATGGTCAATCTATTGTAGGTGTATATGCATCTACAAGATATCAGGGCGTCTTTGCAATGGGGGATTCTTATAAACTACCTATTGATGGCACAGGTCCCGGTAATTTATATGGGCTTGCGTGGTCTCACCCTAACGCAGGTGGTGTAGCAGGAAACTTAAATGATCATGGTTTACTTGTTCTGATAAATGGAGGATTTGCTGCTGCTATATCAAGTAGTATTAGAGCTGCAAGTGATATGAGAGCACCTGTCTTCTACGACTCTGCTAATACAGCCTTTTATTTAGATCCTAATGCCACAGGTACATCATTGAATGTAGCAGGTAGGATGGTTGGTACTGCGTGGACAACAACTGCTAGAAACTACTCTAATGAATGGATAGAGTTCCCTAACCATAGTGGTTTATATTCTCCCCTTAATGGCGCACACTTCTATCCTAATAATGCTACTTATGGTGGATGGAGAATGTCAGGAACAAGAAACGGATGGAACGGTATGACGATTGATGCTAACAATGGTCACATTGCTTTAATGGTAAATCCTAGCTCTAATGAAACAGGTTTCCATAATCAGAATTATGGATGGCAAATTTATTGGACAAGTGGAACTTTATATTGTTACAAGAGCACATATGGTGGAGGAACGCAAGCTACTGTATTAGATAGCAGTAACTCTCCATATGCTTGGAATATGAATCAGTATGTGAGAACAACTGATAGTGTAACATTTGCTACTTTATCAGTGAGTGGGGCAACCTATCTACCAAACAATGCTTTAATATCGGTAAACGGTGAATCAGATGTTTGGGGTGCAAGGTTTAGAACTACCACAAGTACAACTAACCTTGGTGCTCAATTAAAAAATATTATTTGGTGTGGAGGTGGAGCATCAGAAGGTCTCGCTGTTAAAGGAGTTTACGCTGGTGCTCCCACTGCATTTGAAGTGAGAAATGATGGTATTGTTTGGGCATCTAGTTCATTCCGTGCTCCTATATTCTACGACTCTAATGATACTACCTATTATGCAGACTTTGCTAATACAGGTACTTCAATTTTTACCGCAGGTATTATTAGATCCTCAGGTATGATTATGAAGGGCAGCTCAGGAGGTGGTCAGATTTATCCTACTATGTCTAATGGCGGGGTTAGTTTGTATGGTGGTAATAACCTTACCAATGGCGCATACTTTACCGTAACAGGTCTTGACTACGCTTCATCACCCGGAGCTGGTAGTGCAGAGTTTGTAATTAGAAGTGCAGCATCTTCTAAGTTTGCATTGTTTAGTTATAACGGGTCTACTTGGACAGGAAGATATGGTTTATTCGGGTCAACTGGTAACGTGACTATAGGAGATGCTAATACTGATATTGGATATCGTCTATATGTTATCGGAGATATCTATGCTACTGCTAGTATCATTGCTTATTCTGATGAAAGAGTTAAGACTAATGTTAGGAAAATTGAAAACCCATTAGATCGTATCCTTAATACTCGTGGTGTTATTTACGACAGAACGGATGTAGATCAAAAGGATCAAATCGGTTTTATTGCTCAAGAATTAGAAGAGCAGTTCCCTGAGTTAGTATCTACTAGTACAGATGGACGTAAAGGTGTGATGTATCAAAATATGGTGGCAGTTCTTTTAGAAGCTATCAAAGAGCAGCAGAAACAAATTGATGAACTTAAAAATAAATAATTATGTCGGTTACATTAAACCTTGATAACGTAAATATAGTTGGATCATCTTCTACAGATTCAGCATATCTTGGTCCATATAATGTTAGTGGTAACTATGGTGGTGCAGGATTGAGTGGAAATTGGAATCTTGCAGGAGGTGGCGCAAACGGTGGTGATGGATTTAACTTTTTTAACTATTATGGCAGTTATATTCAGGTAAACCCTCAAAATGGTGAAAACTTCTTATACGATCCTAATAATTGGTTTGGGTTAGGCAATGGGGCTTTAGCTATTGGTGGAGTTCTTTATCAAAACTATTACTCTGATTCTAAGTATAAAGATAATGTAACTGCTATTCCAAGCGCACTTGATAAAGTAAACGCTATGAGAGGAGTAGAGTTTGAGTGGAATGAATTAGCTAATGAGGAGCAAGGAAGAACAGGTCACGATGTGGGGGTGATTGCTCAAGAGGTACAGGCTGTATACCCTATAGCGGTGAGAGAGGTAGATAAAGAAAGAGAAGACCACGTAGTTACTGCTTTAGTGGTTGACTATGAAAAACTTATCCCACTACTTCTTCAGTCTATTAAGGAACTTAGCGCAGAAGTAACTAATCTAAAACAACAAATCAATGGAGCCAACATTTAAGTGGGAAATAAAATCAGTATTCTGTAGACCTACTTTTACTGATAAGTATGGCAATCTTAGAACTGATGTAATAAAGACAGTCGTATTGGTTTATATAGGTATACAAGGTAAAAAGAAAGAAGAGTATCCCTTAAATGCCAGTCTTAGTCTTATTGATTTATCTAACTTTGTTGATAAGAATGACTTATCTAATGAGCAGATTCTTGAGATGGCTCTATCTTCTCAAAGCCCTAAACAAATAGAGTATATAGAAACATTAATAAAAAGTAAATTTTAAAAACAATGGTACTTACAACAAAAGTAAACAGTATGCTGACTGCTAAGTCTGAAGATGGAATGACAGACGTAGTAAAAAGCGCAAGCTGGACAAGAACAGCTACAGAAGTAGTGGGTGAAGGTGAAGATGCAAAGACTTACATTGCTAGCTTCCCCGGCGTAACTCCTTTTAACACCCCCGATCCTGCATCTTTTACTCCTTACGAGGATATCACAGAAGAGCAAGTAATTGGCTGGGTTGATGCAAAAGTAGATATGCCTGCTATTGATGCATCCTTAATATTAAACGTAGAAAATCAAATTGCCCCACCCATCGTAGAGCTGCCTTTACCTTGGGCGCCTCCAACTGAAAACAATTAATTATGAAGACAATTCAACCTGTAGGTATTTGGGTTAATGGGCAGATAAAACAGGCTGGCATTCTAGACGCCTCTGCTGTAAAGGTAGAATTAGGGAGCTGGGCAAAGTTCCAATACTCTCTTATAGTGGAAGGAGAGGGTGCTGTGGTTACTGGTAATTTAATCATGAAAGATGCTGATTATCAGAACTGGGATCAGGACTCATTTGCTTGGGACTGGATCGCAGAGCAGCTTAATATAGTTATTACTGGAGATTGGGCGCCTCCTGTAACCGGTCAATAAATAGTGTAATAATTTATTTATTTGTATAATGATTTATATATCTTTGTGCAAAATCAATATTTATGCTAGATTTTAACCAAGCAATGAAGGGGCTAGACGGGTCAGAAGTTAAGGATATGGACGGTACGTCCATTACCCTTGGTAAGCTTTTGTCTACTCAGTTAGCTTCAGCAAACAAAGGAGATGCACTGAAAATGTTTACATGGGCCCAGAAGATCTACAACGGCGAGACGTTGGATCTTGACCCCAGTGATGAGACAACACTTAAGGATTTTATTAAATCTAATGAGCAGTTGACTGTACTGGCTAAGGCTCAGCTTTTAAGTGTATTCAAGTAATTAATCATGGCGAACAGTTTAGACAGGGTAAAGAGTTGGATCAGCCCAATGATCATCTCCGGATTTAGCGTGGTTTTATGGAGCCTACTACAGGAGATAAGAACGGATGTGAAATCTCTACTACAGGCGGAAGCTGCTACAAACATTAAGATCGAGAATCTTGATAGAAGAGTAACCAGTCTTGAAGCCTTTATCGCCCAGAATAGACTGTTCGCTATTAAACCTGAAGAAATTGAAATACCTAGGCGTACTACTGCAAAACGTAACTAAGGGATGGAAGACATCTCTTATAGGGTCTGTGATTATTATCGCGGCATTACTAAGCGTTTTCATTAAGGACGCAACTTGGGTAGACGCTGCAGTGGCTATCTCGATTGGCATTGGGCTACTGTTTGCCCCTGACGATGCCATCAAGAAAGCTAACCAATGAAGTACCTGATAATCATACTGTTACTGGTTTCTTGTAGTCCCGTCAAGCAGGTGTTAAAAGATCCAGCTAAACTAGATGAGGTAGCTCAGGAGGTTATTAGAAGAGGGTATTGTGTTAACGATACCACAATTATTACTGAAACAAAGGATAGCGTAATTTATCGCGACTCCATTATTGAGAAGGTAGAAAGAATACCTTGTAAAGATTTCGATACCACTATTGGACGAGCTAGAATATCTGTCAGCTCGGGGGTGCTAAAATACAGTGCTAAAGATTCTGTAGTCTACAGAACTAAAACAGTTACAAATACGGTTAGGGATAGGGAGTACGAAAGAATACTCCTACATGATATACGCATTCTTAAGGATACCTTATACATGGAGCGTGCAGATGCCGCCATTATCAAATCCGAGTTTAAGGCGTACAAGCTGGACTCAAGAATTGACAGGGCGAAATTGTGGCTATTGATCGTAGCTATTGGGATATTTGCATTAAGAAAACAAATCTCTTCTGTATGGCGCTTTTTCATGTAATGGCTGCGAAGGATGGTAAGCACGCTTGGAAGGCTACCGGTACCAACCCAAAGACGGACCGGGAGATTACCTTGAAGGGTGGTGAGGCTAAGCACCGTGGAAAGTGGGGTACGAAGGGTGGCAAGAGTGAAGGTCAGGTTAAAAGTTTCTTTGCTCGCCACGCCAAGAATGATAGCCCAGTTGCATTTATTAATGCGCTGAATTGGAAGAAAGGTTCACAAATTGGAAAGACAGTTAATATCCCTAATAGTAAGTTCTGATGAATATCAATGATGTCCATAAAACAATTCTGTACTTCGTTAACAAGGAGCAGAATGCATTTATCACCCCAGCGGAGATAGATCTTGTATTGGACAAAGCTCAACTGGTGCTGTTCAACCAGTACCACACAAACCCTAAATTGCCTTCGAATGTACAGGCAAAGAACTATGGGGATTCTCAACGTATTGACGATGCGCTTAGTGCGTTTAAGTCTAAGTATACATTCACAAGCTTAACATCTCCTGCTGGATTAATTACACTACCGGGTGACTATATGCATTTAATATCACTGTTTACTACAGTATATAATGCGCAGCTCGGGAGAAACGTATACTCATCCGTTCAGGTAATGAATGAGGATGAGTTAATTGAGCGACTAGAGTCTCAAGTTATCCCTGTTAATGCGGATGAGCCTGTAGCTATTATGAATAGCTTTAATAGAATTCAGCTATTCCCAGAGGCGACTGCCACTGGTGGTGTTTATTACTTTAGAAGACCGGCTGTTCCTGTTTTCGGATACACACAGTCTGGTCGTACTATAACATACAATCCTCTTACTTCTACTCAGCTTGAGTGGAGAGATGCTGACATTATGAATATCATTGTTATTGCTCTCTCTTACTATGGATTGAATATGTCTAGTGAGATGATTGCTCAGTTTGCTAACGTCAAAGAAGTACAAGGTCAATGACAACTAAATATAAAATAGCGGAACAGGTGCAGCGTTTGCTTAACGGCAACCCTGTAATTAGTGGTCGTTTTAACCTGAACGAGATTAAGGTTCTTGTGGCGCAGGTAGCCAATCAGTTATTAAAGGCTGATCACTTCTCTGTTAACATGCCTGAGGGTGATACTATACCTACTAACTGTATGGTATATACTTATGACAACGTACCTGTTACTACATATAAGACAACATTAAGTAAGGCGACATTACCATCTATCCCTATTGGTCTTCCAAGGAATATGGGTGTGCTGCACGTATCTAAGATTGATGCTATCGAGGAGCCATTTATCCCCATCCCTACCAGCATGTATGGTATTATCAAGCCACAGGATTTGCTTGGCGAATTATCTGGGTTGATTGGGTATGAGGTTGTTGGTAAGGATATTATCTTTACTAAGAACCTACCGGGTATGAGTGTGAGTTCAGTGTATATTAGACTGGTTGGTGTGGATTTAAGTACTGTCTCTGATTATGAGACGCTTCCATTAACAGCTGATCTAGAGGCACAGGTTGTTACACAGGTTTATAATATACTTGTTCAGACTCCATCTGGAGAGAATAAATTAGATGAAAGGCAATGAAAGTAAGTACACTAGATAAAATCGTAAGGGGCGCTCTCGCTGACAGGAATTATCCAATGCATTGGTATTTACAATTTATGACCTATGCGGTTTCTTGTCTGCGTGAGTTAAACTTTGATGTGCTCCAGAATATTAAGAGTGTTCGCTTGCCAGTAAATTCATATAAAGCTGCTACTCTTCCAGTAGACTTCGTGGATTATATAAGGGTCGGTAATGAACTAGGCCAGTATATATCTCCTTGGGGTGAGAAGAGAGATTCCTTTAATCGTTTAAACAAATTTGATTCACAAGGAAACAAAATTCCCTATGGAGACTTCGAAGCAGCCAATGGAATACTTCCTAATAACTGGGAAGGGTTCTGGTATACGAATTATATTAATGACAAAGGTGAGCATCTGGGACGTATATTCAATAACATCCCGGGCTTTAGAGAATCCTTTGTTATCCTCAGAGAGCGTAGTGAGATCCAACTAGACGTAAGCTACATTGGGCAGTTTATCGTTATGGATTACATATCTGATGGCATGTTACTTAGCGCTTCAAATTCGGTTCATCCTTATGCGATCGAGACGATCAAGGCATATATATTTTGGAAGATGAAAGAGCATAGTAGACAATTCAACATGGGTGAGCGACAGCTTGCTAAGGATGAGTTCTACAATCAGCTCCGCATCCTCAGAGCTAGAATGAATACTATTGATACACTGGATATCCGTCGTAGTCTACAAGCTTCGTACGGTCCTGTGATAAAGAACTAATAATGCCTGTAGTAAAAAAAATATTTACTGGGGGAATCAACTCGGATGATGCCTCATACTTGGTGGACCCAAAGGAATACCTTAACGCCGTCAACGCCAGATTTATTACATCTGAGAGTGGTGAGGTAGGTAAGGTTATGCCTGTTGAGGGTACCACACTAAAGGCACAGACTATAAATTCTATTGGTACTACTATACCTTTTGTACTTCCAGCTGGGACTAATCAGGTGATTGGCGCAGTCGAGGATGCTACAAAGAGGAGAGTAGTTTGGTTTGTTTGGAACAGCTTAGGTAGTCATGCTATCTACTGCTATGACGCTGATACAGATCGTGTGTATAGAGTACTAGAAAATGCTGATGTTACTGGAGGTTTGAATTTTCTGAAAACTAAGTTCATACACTCGTGCTCTATCGTGTATGGTATTTTATATTGGACAGATAACAATTCCCAGCCTAGAAGAATTAATATAGAGGCTGGTATTGTAACACATCATCCTACATTCGTAACTACTCAGTCATCATATACTACTCCGATGGATCAGAGCATTATTACTGTGATCCGTCCTCAGCCAGTCTACCCAATGACTGTTGCATATGTAGCTGATATAAATTTAAAACTTGTAACAGACGGTTTCCAGAGTGCTTATCGATTTGGTTATAGAGATAAAGAATATAGTACATTTTCTATGTTCTCTAGAGCATCTCTTCCAACAGTCGGGCTTAGTGTATTCACTGGATACCTTACATTCACAATACCATTTTCGCAGAAAGTAGCACAAGATGTACAAATTATTGAAGCTGCTGTGAAGTTCCCGGGCAGTAAGATGTTTATACAGAAGAGATGGGATAAGAGCAATGCTACAGATGCTGCTGCAATAATTGCACATAATGCTGGGACTACTGCATTATCATTCAGTTTTTACGCCGATTCTGTTGGTGAAGCCGTAGATGATGCTACTACTTTTAAGGCGTACGATGATGTTCCTATTGTAGCTGCAACTATGGATGTAGCTAATGATAGGTTATTCTTTGCAAACACAATTAATGGGTACCAAATGCCAAATGAGGTGCCCTTAGGTTTTGGTACAACTCTTGGCGCTGCATTACCCGTCCCGATTGACGGCGCTAGAGTTATGAAATCTGGGTCTACTTATAAGCTTGGTATAGTTTATTATGATGAATTTGGAAGAAGCTCTGGAGTTGTGGCTGGGCCTACACTTAGTGTACCATTTCATGGGGATCAAGGGCCTTGGTATGGTAATTCAAGCTGGTCTTTTTTAAATACTGGATCTGCTATACCTTTATGGGCTAAGTATTATTCTATAGTTAGAACTAAATCTAAGAAGTGCACAACATTCTTGCAATTCAGAGTACCTGAATTTAAGTATGTAACAAAGGATACTAGTGGTGCTTTTGTGTTTAACACAACTCCTCCTACAAATACATCTGATATTTACGGGATTGGTTTGAGAGCATCAACACTTTATAATACTGGTTATGGATATAGTTTTACAGAAGGTGATCTAGCACAGGTTGCTGGCACATCTGCTACATATACACTAAATATACTTAATCAGTACTCTGATTTTATTATAGTAGAATATAATTCCAATTTAGGTACGCCTACACAGGCTGAAATATATACACCTGTTACTAATACAGCTGTAGAGTACTACTACGAGATTGGGCAGAAGTATGATGTTTTGAACCCCGGGACCCCATCAAGATCTTTCTCTACAATAACAGGTCCTATTAATGGTGATGTTTACTTAAAAAGTAGAACATACGTCTTTGGTGCAACTCCTGTTACTAAATATTACGAGGTAATGAATATGGTGGATCAGAACTGGCAGAGCTGGTATACTGATGCTGGCAGGGGATTGACTGAGATATTTACAAAAATAGAAAGACAACCCACTAATATTTGTTTCAGCGCCCCATTTACTATTGGAGTTAATGGGCTTAGCTCTTTTAATTCATTAGATGCTAATATTCTACCTAACGAATTAGATTCTATACAGAAGATTATTAATACATCAAAAGTAGAATCTCAAGGTGGTGTACTTCTTATAATTGGAGAACAAGAGACTGCCTCACAGTATGTAGGTGAGTCTCAATTGTTTGATAACACTGGGTCATCGTTTATAGCAAAGAGCTCTGGTGTACTAGGCAACATTAATATGTTGAAAGGGTCATATGGTACATTGCACCCAGAGAGTGTATTTGGTTTTGGTGAAGAGGTGGTGTTCTTTGATGTCAATAAAGGTAGTGTCGTTAGATATAGCTCAAATGGATTAACCCCAATCTCTGACAATAAGATGCGCAAGTACTGGAGAAATGTGGGTCAGGATATTATAGGATACTATAAAGATCCTACTGTACACAACCAGATGAACCCAGACAGTCCTATGAAGGTATTGGGTATGGTTGACCCGTTTAATAATGAGTATCTGATGTACACACCTAATATGAGTACAACCTCTAAGGCTGGGTATATTCAGGACGTTACCAATATATGTACTGTATATACTTATGAATTCCCTCTAGGAGCTACTAGTATGCTGTACACACTCCCGCTAGTTCCCGGTACAATGTATTACTTTGACACACTTTGGAGAGAGACTGTAGTTACATATAACGGGCAGAATCTTTTTGATAACCCATACTTTATTGCGGTACCCGGAGTAACTCAGATACTAATATCTTCAAATACTCAATTCGGAGGAGAATTCACTCTATGTGATGTAATGAAGTCGTACTACGATACATATGACGGGAATGGTGGTGTGGTTAGCTTTAGTGCTGATATAGACAAGTGGGTTACCAAGTATAGCTATACACCTGAGTGGATGTGCAATATAATTAACAGGCTGGCGTCATTTAAGAACGGGAATCTTTATATACATAACGGAGCGTATAACTCATTTTACGGTAGCGCCGCTGATACTATTATGGTTGGTATGCATAATGATAATGGTAATAATATCAAGGTATACGATAGCGTGGCGATTGAGGGTGATGCTCCAAGAATGATCCATTTCAGAACAGAAGATCCTAATGTGCAGAGTACCAACATGTTATCTAATGAGTTTGTTAACAAGGAGGGTGTGAAGTATTCCCCTATCCTTAGGGACAGGCTTAGCCCTAACACGACAGGTACCTATGATCAGAAGATGTGGAAGGGTGATAAGCTACGTGGGGAGGTTTGTAAGTTCACGGTTATCTACAGCCCTGCCGGTAGCGCCAAAGAGCTTGAGTTTGTTAACATCGGATTCAATGGTAGTAATGGACAAACTGTGTAAAAATATATACTGGTTTATCAATTAAGTTACAATATATTAACGAAATTTGCAAATACTTAGATTATGGCTGGAGAAGGAAATTTATTAAGTAAAGTTGCTGGCGTAGCTGGCCCTTTAGGATTAGCTGTTGGCGCAGCTCAAGGCATCTTTGGAATATTCCAAGGTGCTAAGATGTTAAAAGAAGCCAAGAAGATTAAGCCTGTTTGGGAGCAATATAAGACTAGCCCATATGCGTCGGCTGCTTTAGGTTTAGCTCAGACAAGTATGGGTGCTAGGAACCCAGCTAGGGCAGCAATGGAAAGGCAGATGCTTGCCACTCAAGCCAATATTTTAGCCTCTGGTCAAAGAGCTGGTTTGACTCCAACTCAACAAGCACAGCTGGCCCTTTCATCTCAAGGACAAATTGAGCAGGGAATAGAAAATCTTGGCACCATGGATATGGCTTTTAGACAGCAGAATAGAGCTGAGCTGAATAGAGCATTAGATGCTATGACAGGTGAAGAGCGTATGAAGTTCCAGTCTATGGCTATGAAGTATCAGATGGACCAAGATCAAAAAAATGCTCTTAGAAGTGCTGGTATCCAGAATATATTTGGTGCTATTGGGCGTATTGGTGCAACAGCATACGGTGCTTCTAGACTTGGTGGTGGTGCACCGGGTGCGATGGGTGCGGGTGCTACTCAAGGTGGTGGTATTTCTCAAGGTATTGGTTTTGGAGACTTTATGAATTCTGTTCAAGGGGCAAACTCTGGAAGGCCAAGCCCTTGGGGTAATTAAATAAAATAAATGGCAGACATAAGACCCATACAGTTCGAAACAGAATCACTCCAGATGCTATCAGCTCTTGGTGACATTCAAGAGAAGAGAGAGATTCTTGAGCGCCAGAGAATGCAGGAGGAGATCCGCCAGAAGCGTGAGCTAATGGGTATGATAGACCCTATTACTCTTAGTAAGAACTTAGAGTCTGAAGTGGTTAACGCAAGAATGAGTGAGCTTAGAAATGGCATTGCTTCATTTATAAAGAATAATCCTAACCAAAGTAGCGATGAACTTAGGTATGAAATACAGAGACAGTTAGGTGAGCTTGTACAGTGGAATGCTAAGGTTAAGACAATCAAGACAAATATTGATGAGTCTATGAAGGCGATGCCACAAGATAAGACTGTTAACAAGTCTGCTTGGCGTAGTGCTGCTATATCTAAAGCTTTATATAATCCAAATACTGGTACATTAAAAAATCTTAATGAGTTAGATGATCAGTATGATTTTGTTTCTGACGTTTGGAATAATAATGGCGATGTGCTGGTGAATATGGATGAGGTTGGTGTTGAATTGAAAAAGAGGATTAAAGAGCAGCCAATGGTAAAAATGGACGTAACGGTTACTAAGCCAGTTGGTAAAGTTAAAAAGACTGTACAAGAAAGAATAGAGATTCCATCATTTGCAACTTGGGATTCTACTAATAATAAGATTGTATTAAAGACTGATAAGAACGGTAATCTAGACCAGAATGTATATACTGATTTTATTGGTCAGACCGGATCTGCTAATGATAAACTAGTTGGTAGAAAAGCAAAAGATTTGATTCTATCAGGCAACGCTGGTGTTAAGCCAGAGGAAGTACTCAACCCGGATGGCTCTGTGAAGGATGAAGATTTGTTCCTTAATGCAAAGAAGAAGTGGTTGGGTAATTATCTATACAATAATTCGCCAATTACTCAGATAGAGAAAGACATTACTCAGCCAATAAATATTACTATTGGAGATAAATCTGCTACCGGCCAAGAGGCTAAGCCATATCATCCAACTACAATTGTACAGGGTATTATAGAAAATAGAGGTGGTTTTAGGGGCGCGCCAGTAAAAGCTGCAGGGCTGGATCTGGTTGATGTTACCGACGCATTTAGCTCGTATAAACCTTTCAAGGTTGGCAGCTATCAGCAATCATACAAGAGGGTGTTATATTCTCCTGAGAAGAATAGATTCTATTATAGCCCATCAGCTACTGGTAAATTAACTGGTCAGTCTCCTGATCAATTCCAGTCTTCTATTATTCAGTCTGCACCTGATATTGGATTCAAAGCAGACCCAGAAATATTTAAAACATTACCTCCAGCCTCTCAGCCAGCAAAGACCATAACTGCTGATGAGTTTAGAAAAATGAGCATTCAGCAGAGAACAGAGTTTATTAATAGTGGCGGAGTTGTAAAATAATAACCAATGCCAGATCCAATTAAAAGTTTATTCGAAGCCATGAAGTCTAAGAAGCTATTCTTAGATGAGGCAGATTTTAAATCTCAGTTAAGCAAAGATCCTCAAGGGGTTTTTAATGCAGTGTCTGACAGCAAGCTGTTCATTGACTTCAATGACTTTGAAAATACATTAGGCTTAAAAAAAAAAGAGCCTTCGCCTTTTATTGGTCCAAGTTCTACTCAATCGTTTGTAGACCTACCTTGGAATACATCCATAAAGCAGCCCATTGTTTCCCAATCACAATCACTATTACCATCGGTAAAAAGTAAGTCGATTGAAAGGATAGAATCCTTCAGTGCCGACACTAACGATTTCTTTAAAGCATTTCAAGAAGATCCTAAGAAGTTTACTGACTGGGCTTCTACTGCATTCCCTACTATTAGCTATGATGAGATTAAGAAGTCTAAGGGTGAAGCTGATAAAAGCTTTGTTGACGATGCGTTTATCTTCAGAGTAAGTAAGGCGTATGAGGATAAGAAGAATGACATCATACTTCAGAACTCAAGAACGCAAAGAAAAAATATTGAGGGTACATTACAGGGTAATCTAACAGAGCTATCTAAGGTTGCTGGTAAGGATATACAAATCCCTACCACTATTGAGCAGGCTCAGCAATTAATACAGGAGCTTAAGCCTAGACCAATTACAGACCCTGTTACTAAACCTGCTGTTGATCAGTACAATAAAACATTAGATGGATTAAAGGGTAACATAACTGGTAATTTAAATGCCGTTATAGGATCTATTGTGCTTAGAGATATGAGTGCTAGGAATCCTAATGTTACTCCTATAGAGATAGGACGTGAAGTTATGAAACTCACGAACCCCGAGCTTTTCAAACAATATGAAGCTGCTGGTGGAGGTAAGCCTTATGGTGGATGGGGTGGAATTAGTGTAAGAGAAACGCCATTATACGCTGATGATATTAATCGTCAGATGACACAGATAGGCGGTGAGATCATGAAGATGTATGGTAATAAGACAGCTATTGAAAGAGCTAATCTTGAGGAGAAGGTATTACAAAATAAATTTACATACGGAGAACAAGAGCGCGTAAAGAATAAGATTGCTTCTGCATTATATCAAAAGGGCGTCAAGCCTACTTCTGCTAGTCAAGATCAGATTAATCAGATTGTTGAATCGTTACCAGAAGAGGATAAGAGCTTTTGGAAGCAGGCGCAAGAAGATAATAATGTTAAGTTGCCATCAAGTGGATTTGGATATTCATTAAAGAATGGATACTCAGGGGTTGTTACAGATGCTGTGAAGACATTACTAACTCCATTAATACCAAATAAAACAAGAGAGCAGGCATTAGAGAATTTAAAATCAATGTCATCATCTGATGTTGTTGGTGAGAATCCTCAAGAGGTTTCAAGATTTGAGGCTCTTAATAAAAAGAAAGCTGATGGTGTAATTACAGCACAAGAGACTACTGAACTTGAAGATTTGAAAGGACGTGTTCGCGTAAGAACTGGTCTAGAAAAAATATTAGATTTTGCTGGTGGTGGTGTAGGACAGATTGTTGGACTTGGCACTATCTCTGCTTTTACTGGTGGATTATCTCAAGCTAGAACAGTAGGTGGTGCGCTAAAGTCTTTAGCATTCCCTTCAGGTGGATCAAAAGGTATCAGTGCTGCTGCTTATTTAATGGCTAATGAGGGCAACCAAAAGGAAGCAATAAGACTATTCCCAGACAGCGATGTAAAGCAAGCCGTTGCTTCGACTGCATTCAATGCAATTGATATGCTTGTTGAACGCCTGTTCCCGGAAGAACAAGTCCTTACAAGAACAATTAAGAATGACGTTGTTGGTCAATTGTCTAAAATATCTAGAGATAAGATTAGCGAACAGCTTGTAGATAATGTTGCAAAGCAAGCGGCAAGAACTATCGTTAGATCTGGTAAGGAATTATTAAAGGCGCCTTTGCAAGAAACTGCGGAAGAGGAAATAGCTATGGTATTAAAGGATGCTATTGTTCAGCCTATCCTTAATCCAGAGTTTTCTAAAGAAGGAGTAACACTTAAGAAGATTATTGAGACAGGAGAGCAAGCTTTCTGGGGTGCTGCATTACTTGGTGCGCCGAAAGGATTAATGGCGCTAAGAGATACACGCGTACCTATCGAGACAATATGGAATACAGTATCTAGCCCTACAGAGTTTATTAATATTAGTAACACCATCAATAAGATGGAGAAAGCGGGTGATATTACTGCAGAAGACGCGCAGGAAAAGAGAACAATTATTGCACAAGGTATTAAAGAATACAATAGTAATCCAGTGGTCACTGGACAGGTTGGTAAGCTATCATTAAAAGAAAGACAGAATTACTTTGCACGTTTGATGCATGAGAAGACTCTGGAAAATCAGATGAACTCAACAACAGATGACAATGTAAAAGCTGATCTACAATCTAAGATAAATGATAGCAAGGCACAGAGAGAAAAGATATTTAAGAATCAAGTAACTGTAAACGAGGATAATAGAGAGATGCCTGCTGGTATGACAGAAGAGGCATTCAACATAAAGGAAAGATTAAAGACGACACAGGGATTAACTGATGCTGATTTTGTGGCCGAGCCATTTACTACTGAAGAGGATGCGGCAGATCGTGAGGCATTACCTCAATCTCAATTCGGAACAGAAGCTGATTTAGAAAACACGTTGAAGACTGGGCAGTTTGCTATGCTTACTGGTATGAATCCTAGTGCACAACCGATCAGTAAGGCTGGTAATAAGAAGCTTAACGAGAGAGCTAAGCAATGGTTAATAGATAAAGGGTTTAAACCTATAGAGATATTTGGTAAGTATGATAACTCTGAGCGTTCATTCTTTGTTCCTGATATGACTAGAGAACAGGCGATTGAATTTGCTAAAGAGTTTGGGCAGGAGGCTGTGGCACATAGCAGTGGAATGGTTTATCAAGATGGATCATTTAACCCCCGAACTGGCGTGGTTGAGGTAGCCCCTAGCTTTGGTCAGGAAGGCGCCAACTATTTCTCAAGTATTAATATCGGAGGTAAGCCAGTTGATTTTAAAGTTGATTACGATACCAATAAAAGATATTCAGCTGATGGCAAATTAATTCAAGGTCAGCCTACAGATGTTGAGCAAAGATTATCTGATACAATGGGTGATGCTGAGTTTATGGATAAGGTTGCAGCTGCACAGAAGTCATTAGAGAAGACTGGTGTATCTATTAATGTAATAGATAATGCCGATGAGTATGATAGAATAACTGGAGAGGTCGGGGGACAAAAGGGGACTGAAGGTATCTTCGTATCTGATGATGGAAAGATTTATATCAACAAAGCAAAATTAGAAAAAGGAATTACAGACGGGTTAGTTGTGTGGCATGAGGCCGCACACCCTGTAGTTAATATCGTAAGAAATACTAACAGATCTTTATTTGATAGTGTAGTTAATGGTGTAAAAGAATTAGCTAAGACAAATAAGGATGTCGCTGATGCGCTTGCTTGGGCAGAGAAAGAATACCAAGGACAAGAGACAGTAAATGATGAGGCTGTGGTAGAAGTAATCGCCAGAGTAGCTGATGGTATTATTGATTTGAATCAGGTACCTACTGGATTCAAGCAGTCATTGATTGATTTGATTAATAAGATGGCTAAGGCTTTAGGTCTTGGTCAGATCGTAAATGATACAGATGTTGCTGCGATTAAGAAACTTGCAGGCGATGTAGCCAATTCACTTACAACTGGTAGAGATATATCAGAAGTAGTAGGCGCCGAGAATGTAAAAGAATACAACGCAAGTATACCAGATACTAAACAGGCGTTTAACAACAAAAATGTACAAGCTAGATTTTCTACAGATTATTTTGAAGACTCAAATGACTTTACTAAGCTTGAAGAAGATGGGTTTATTGTACATAACTCAAACATTAATGACTTCAATGGAGAGACTGTAGTAATACACAATCCAGATAGTTTTGCTTCTGGTAATATAAAGTTTAGAGATAAAGACTTGGTTAAAGGTGAAGGTGGTGTATACTTTGTTCTAATGTTTGGTGATGTATGGGCTTCTAGTAAGGCAGAAACCGCTAATCAGATGGCTGGTCTTATTAATACTTCATTAAAAGAGTCTACTGATGGTAAGGCGAGAGTTGTTCTTGTAAAGGGAGATCCCAGTAAAAATCTTACTAGTGTAAAAGGGGCTAAGGCTTTGATGGGCGTTATGGAGATATTAGCTGATGATGGATTAATACCTCTGTCAGCTTTCCGTAAAGCATTAACTGCGGCTGGTAAGAAGTATGGTGTAGAGTTTGATGGAAGAAGTGATGCTAAATCTATACACAAAGACATTCAAGATAAGTTCATGAATGTATCTAACTCTTCATTCGAAAAAAGAGGAGATTTTGTAAAAGATGTAATTGACGAGATTGCAAAGCAGGATGTATTATCTAAAGATGATATTGCCAAGATAGCTGAGTCTATCGGAGCCAAACGTAAGATGACTAAATTTTCTAAGGCTAGTATTATAGATTCAGTTTCATTTGCTACTACAGAAAGAATGCTTCGAGATGTACCTAACTCACATGCCTATGCGGTAATCGAAACATCTTCTCCTGTAACTATTAAAGAAGATGGTAGACACGAGTCTTATCCTTGGCATATTGTTACCGAGGATGGAAGCAGGCCAAAGATTTATATATTAAATGAAAGACCTTACTTTAATGATGCATTTATTGCAGCAAAGAATACAGAGAAGGTTAAGGCTGGTGAAAGATTTGAAGATGTTTCTCGCGCTGGTCTTGCGCAGCGTGGTATGGGGCTTGCTAAGATTGACATGCGTGAGCCATCTAAAGTACAAGCTTCAAAAGGCGGCCGCAATCTAGTTGCTGATGCTGGGCTAAATAAAGAAATGACCAGTGACGATCAAGGTAATTATGTTTTCTATCACTATTCTGGTTCTAAGATTAAATCTATTGATCCTAAAAAGTTTGGTAAGAACTTAGCTACTGGGAAGGACGAGCGTCCCGGTGTTGGCATCTCTATGTATTACACCAGACCTGATATTAAAGAGGCTAATGTGCCATCTGAGTTTGGGTATGTAGTACGTATCCCAGAAAATCAAGTATATCCTTTTAATGAGGACCCGCTAGATTTATTACCAGAAGCAGAGAAACAATTTAAAAAGCAATACCCCGGACAGGCTTTTGATTTTAATAAGCAGGTAGGGTTTGTTACCAAGGTTGCGGCAGATCGGGGGTACCCAATGACCGTAGCTGAATGGAATATTAAGGGACGTAAGGTATTAAGAGCACAGACTACTGAGGCAATCAAGCCTGAGGTTTATCAAGAGAAGGTATTCCAAGATGGATATCAGGTTACTAAGACTACTTCCGAACTGGAATTTAAGCCTAACGCTAAGCGCAGACAAGCTTCTGTTGGTGGAAGAGACTTAGATCAAAGACTAAAGAACTTCGTTGATGGTGAAAGAGCTAAAGGTACCAGTGACGCCGACATTGAGCGTGCTATTAGAAATAGATTCCCTCTTATTGATCAGCAGAGAATGAACACAATCATGGGAATGCCAACAGTTGCTGAGCCTACTCCAGAAGAGAAGCTTGCAACAGTGGTACAACCAGAGGGTGAGGAAAGAACAAGAGGAATGGAGAAAAGGTTTGGTGATCTGGATGAGGACACAGCAAGAAAGATTGAAGACGAAGCAAAGACATATTTTGCACAGACTAATAAGCAGACAGAGAAGGCGGCTGAAGAGTTTATGAAGGGTAAGCCAGTTGAATATATGGCTGATTATGTGGTATCTAATCCTAATATACCCGGAGCTGTCAATGTTTGGATGGCGGCTACTACTGCTAAGAACTTAGGCAAGGAGATAGAGGCGGCTAAGAAAGCTGGAGATATGAATAGAGTAGAGACGCTTTCAACAATGAGAGCTAATATCTACAATCACTTTGCATCTAAGGCTACAGAGATTGGTCAGACTATTCAGGCATTCGTATCATTCAAGGACGATCCTGCTGCTAACCAGTTCATGTTCAATAAGATACTAAAGCAACTGGAGGATAAGGGTGTTACTGGTTTAAGCGATGCACAGAAGGTAGAGATTAAAAAGATGTTGGATGATGTGTCGACTGCTGCTGCTGGTCTTCCAAAAGACATGGCGATTACTAAGCTGTCACACTATCTTGGTAAGCTTACGCCGATCAGTGCGTTTGATATTATGCAGGCTATGTGGTATGCAAAGATCCTATCTGGTATTACGACACAGTCTAAGAACTTCTTCGCCAACATGGTGAATACATTCATAGAGGTGCCAGTCGTTGCTATGAGAATGTCTGTGCAGACTGGTAGCTTACAGCCTATATTCTATGCGATGAAGGGATTAGGTGGCGGTACACTTAAGGGGTTAGTAAAGGCTGGCGATATATTAAAGTCTGGTGTTACATCAAAGTCTGAAGATAAGTTTTTTAATAATGATAATCTACTAGAGTACTTTACTTGGTCTGATACAAAAATTGGTAAAGGATTTGGTGGTGCTGTTGGTAAGATATTAGACTTCCCTCTGTTCTTTGAGACGAGCCCACGAGCACTCAAGTTTGTAGGACGTTCTCTGACTGCATCCGATGCCCTGTTCTCTACAGCTAACCAAGAAGCAGTTGCTAATATGTTAGCATTTGCTCAAGCTAAGCAAGAGGGATTGAAGGGTAATGTTTATAATAGAGTACAGCAGATTCTTAATAATACTAAGCAGTCTGTTGTAGATGCTAAAGCGCAAGCTACACAAGAAGGGTTCAAGCCCGGTACAGTTCAACATAAGAGAAGGGTGATAGAGATTGTGAATCAGAAAAGAGGTGAGGAAATTGTTGCTAAGGCTGAAGAGATGGGTAAGCGTGCAACACTTACTAACGAGCCAGAAGGATTTACTAGGGGTATATACCTGATGGCAACCAAGATACAAGAGACTATGCCGATATCAAAAGTTATGATACCATTTACACGTATCGTTGCTAATGTATCAGAGATGATGATAAACTTCTCTCCTGCTGGTACATATCGAGCAGTGACTGGTATTAAGAACCCTAAGTTTAGTTTTAAATTTACGCCAAGCGGTGATAATAAATTAACCAAGGATCAGCGAGCTGACTTGTTTATTAAATCTATGATTGGTATCACAACGTTAACGGTTCTGGCTAATAATATTGGTGATGAAGAGGATGACTGGTTTGATATAACAGCCGGTGGCCCTACAGACTTTGCTAAGAAGTATGAATTAATGAAGGGGGGATGGAGACCATATACCATCACAATGAAAGATGGTACAAAGATTAGCTATGCTGAATGGCCTATAGCTGGAGCATTATCTGCACTTGGTACTGTGTTAGATGTTGATAGATATGGTAACGTAGAAGATTTAGAGTGGATAGATAAAATGGTTGTAGGTGCTTCTGGATATATGTCTGCTATCTATGACAAGTCGCTACTTAAAGGTATATCTGACTTCGTGGATATTTTTAGACCTACTGGAAAATATGGAGCTGGATCTGATGACTTTATCAAAAGAACAGTAGAGAATACTACCAAGTTTGGAGCACAGCAAGCTAAGGCGATAACACTATCTAACTTTTCACAGCAGGCATTAAAACTTACTGACGAATATAAAGACAATCCTATCAAGGAAGCAAAGGGTGCAGAGGTATTTTACAGGGATATCCCACTTATCAATGATGGGCTAAACCCAATTGTGGATGTATTTGGCGATCCAGTTACCTACGCAACTACAGAAAGGTTACTACCTTGGATGAGTGTTAGTGATGAGAAAAAAGATCAGGTGCTTGCTTATCTAAATCGCAATAATGTATTTGTTGGGATGGCTAAGGAAAGGACGATGATTAATTTAGACAATGGTGAAGAAAGGAAGATGACACGCCAAGAGTTGTATGAATATAGAAAACTTGCAGGTAAGTATACAAAAGATTTTTTATATGAAAATATTTCTACGTTGAAAGATATTAATGGAATGGAGAATGGTAAGGAGATGATGAAACAGGTAGTGTCAGACTTTACTTCTGCTGCAAGAGACAGGGCTTATGCAGAAATACTAACTAAATAATATGCAGATATCAAAACATCTATCACTGGCTGAGGTTAGTCGTAGCGAAACTGCTAAAAGAAGGGGGATCAATAATACTCCAAGCGGAGAGCATTTAGAAAACTTTAAGAAGCTGGCGGATAATGTGTTTGAAAAGATACGTGAGCATTTCGGTGCGCCTATTCATATCAGCTCTGGATACAGAAGCAAGGAATTAAATAAGGCTATCGGTGGATCTGCTACGTCACAGCACTGCAGTGGTGAGGCAATTGATATTGATATGGACGGTTCAGCAAATGGTGTAACCAATGCTCAGGTATTTAATTTTATTAAAGATAATCTTCAGTTCGATCAGCTTATCTGGGAGTTCGGGAGCGATACTAATCCAGACTGGGTACACGTATCGTATGAGTCCACAGGTAAGCAACGCAAGCAGATCCTAAAGGCGGTTAAGTCTGGTGGTAAAACTGCATACATCCCAATGTAAATTATTAACTTTGTACAATGGCACTATTTGATGTTTTCGGAAATGGAGAAAAGGAGCTGGTAAGAAAGAAGGCTACCAAGCCACTACCTATGGGTACTGGTCAATCTCTTACAGACCTATCTAAAAAGTACGGGCAGCAACTAGGAATCAACCCTAACATGCTGGCATCCAGTTCTTTAGTAGAGGGTGTTAATGAGATGTTCGGGGGTAATAAATTCTCTGCCGCCTATGAATCAGCTATTGAAGCTGGTAAGGTAGATCCAAAAAAATACCCAGTTGATGCCTTCTATTTTGCAGGTCTAGATAACTTCGGGCCAATGGTTGGTAAGCTAAAGGGTAAGGGGTATCTTCCAAAGGATATGGATTTCCAAATCTATCCAGCGTGGAATGAATCTATTGAAAAGAACATTGCTAAGTTTGATAAGAAGGGGAATATTACAGAATATATAATGCCTAAGCAAATTGTAGAGGATGCATACTTCGGTACTGGCCAGACAAGGCAGAAGGCAGTGGGAGAAATTAATAAGATGCTAAAGGCTAAGGGCGTTGAGCCTAACCAGACTGTGGCATTTAAGAATGCGGATGATATGATCTTAGCTAAGGGTGCCTACCTGCGTGAGTTACAGGATGAGACACAGGCATATGCTAAGAAGAAAGGCATAACCCCGAGCCGCGAAGAATTAGACTATCTTACGATGTCTGCTTACAACGGCGGACCCGGAGCTATGCAAGAGTTAGTGGATCAAATGAAAGCTGGAGAAAAAGAGGTGACTAAGAAAGGCGGTAAGCGCCAGCAGGTACATACTAACGTAGCCAAGAGAATGGGTTATATGGGTTACATGAGTGACCTATTCAGCGAACCAAATCGTTGATACATTCTTATAGATACTCACACCCATCTTTGTAAAGGGTTTACTCCATCCATCTTCTAGTATAACTTTTTTATGTGGTATAGACTTTAACCACCACTTGAGTGCATCCTCTGGGCGCATCTCCCACTTCGAAGGGAAGTTCATTACCGCTATCTCATACCCTATCGCATCCATACCAAGTAATTCTTTCGGCTTACTGTACATGATATCCCATTTATTATTCTTGCCTTCTGGTATACAACCGCCAGTCCATCTCTTGGAGTAGGACCATGTGTGTAGGCTACAGGGATTATCTTCTTTGAAATTAAAGAATAGATCAATGCTGTGCGTCTCTGCTACATAGGATAAAGAATCGCTATAGGCTAGTCTTGTTTTGCCTTGGCTGATTCTATATTCGTTTACTAAATTAAAAAGCCTGATCTCCTCAGGCTCTCTTTCATGTAAGAATAAAAATATTAGTGGTAGTATCATGGCTGGTTTATTATGTCTTCTAATTCTTTTAATGTCTGTCCGAGAACAATCCCTATTTTAAGTGAGTCCCCTGACTGCACTGCCTGTGCTAGTGCGATATAGATTTTTTTTAATTCATCTTTCATAGTATTGTTTATAATATTTAAATGACATGTACCCATTATAGCCTGTGCTTAAGTTATCATAACTGAACATATACTTGGTCTTGTTCATGCCAGTTACTACAAGCTTATCACCCTTGAACATAAATGTCTGGCCTCTATATACTGGTGAGGCAACCATAACTGGATTATCCATACTAGGTTCGCCTGAGAATAGTGTTTCTATTATCATCTGTTTTTAGTTGGTGTTCTAATAGCGGTTACTGATCCTACCTTATCTACTTTGATGTCTTTAAATCCTAAAGTAGCGCCGCAGTTGCATTTAAACTTTGCCTTATGGATATCATTATCCCATACATACTCTTTAATCTCAGCGCCACATTTACATTTGTAGGTTCTTGGGATTAGTTTATTCCTCATTGCGTCTTCTTTTAATCATCTCCATAACAATGGAAACGCTTTGGTTAAGCGATACAATATCTGATGCGTTAAATATCTTGTAATCAAAATCCCAGTTGTCTAATGCAGTCTCCGATGGATGGTCGTTCACTGGCTTTACCCCCGGTCTGTCGATACGTATAATTACTCCGCCTCTATCTTTAATCGCCTGTGCCTCATTAGGGAACCTGCAATCAGTAAATATCCAGTTCTGATCAGACATCACTGGAGATCCGTTTGCATCATATCCAAATACTTCTGGTTTATATCGGGCCATAACTGCGTTTACCCATGCATTAGGATGAAGGCCGTCACGTATAGCATCAGTACCTAGTTTTTGTAAGAAGTCTCTTACAGTCATTGGTGTTTGTGTATCTGTCCAATCTTCTACATGCCCGTCATAATATTCACCGAATGTTCTTACTGTTTTATTCCATTCAGGTCCAAGATTAGTTTTCTTAAACTCCTGATCCTCAAATTTATCTATGGATATACCAGTCAATATGCTGGCTATCTTTTTTAATGGGCCAGAGAATTTTTTAATCTGCCAGTTTGATTTCATCTCCAGTATAAAGGATTGACTGTCGTGTGTAACTTCTTCTAATGCAATATCCTTATCCTTCATACAGCAGTATTGTATGAGCTTAGCGGTTAGGTCTTTCCCCGAACCGGCGTATCCTGATAATCCTATAATCATAGTATAAATTTAAAAAAGAGGGAAGGCATACAGGTACATCCGCGATGTAGCATTTGCCGTAGCGTTCCGGCTTGCTCTGACTCTCCTCCCCGGGTTAATTAAAACGGTAACTTCTCTTCTGCTGTTGCAGGAGCAGGAGTATACACCTGAAGATAAGGCTTACCCTCCTTACTCTTGCGCAAGGTTACATTAACCCAACCCTTCTCGTTTAGGTTGTCTGTCAGCTTTTGAATGTCATCAGCTGTGAATCCAATACGGGTTTCTAGTTCTCCAAACTTGTTGGTTGCTTCTGTTGTACGTCCTACGTACACTTTGTCTGTGTTTGCCATGTTACTTGGTTTTAAAATTGGTTAAAATTGTTAATGTGTATTTGTAAATTCCTAGTTCAATGTAAAGTTCTTTCTCATGTATGTGCCAGACTATTGCAAATACTGGGAAGATAATAAACTCTTTGTGTTTTTCTGTGGTTGCGGTGATGGTCATATAATTTTATTTATTTTAAGCATGTCGATCAGTTCCTGAAAGTCTTCAAGTGTCATCGCTACTATTGTCCCCTGTCTGTTTTTTTTGTGGAATACCAAATTTATGTTAGAATCTTGTGGCATCTCTGTTAATACTCTATGAATACTCCCCAAGTTTTCCACAGCCTTACACTGACATGAGAATGGAGGAGTGTTTGTGAGGTCTACCTTCTTGTCATCCAGCATCTTAGATTCGTATCTTGATGTTTGGCATTTCTCCCACCCCCGATCCCTCCACCATTCAGCCATCTGTCTTTCAAACTGGTGCCCTTTTATACGTGCACTCCGTCCTTTAGTCGCCATATGCGTTTATATTTAATTAGTGTTAGAATCGTATCCCATTCTACCAGTGAAGAGAAGTGGCATTCATAGAATACAGTTGGCCTCATTGCGTTAATCATGTAGTAGTTAGTGTCTGGCTTGATATCATCCTCGGTGCATAGCGTTAGTATCTCATTTCCTTCTGTAAGTAAATGCCATTTACCGTTTAGACATCTATAGACTTCCTGCGCTGATAAGCTTTTCGTACGGCTGCTTGACGAACTTTTCTTTGTCCGAGCCATCATTTATTTTTTGAGTGGGTGAGTAAATAGAATTAGCTATATCAAACTTAAAGTAGTCCGTCTCTTCCTTGCCACTGAACCTGAACCTTATCTTCCAGAAATGTATCTCCGTTTGATTGGTCTCTCTGTTACGATATACAGTGACGCCATTATCGGGGGCATTATAGTAGTGAGAACTATCGCCTACATCATAACCAGTGGGTACTTCATAAGCACCCTGCTTGATCTTAGTTAGTTTTTTGGGGTGTGCTACTAGCCAAATATGTATGCCGTGCTCCCGAGCAAACGCCCTAAGGTCTCGCATCATGTTACCAATTTGGTTGTGTCTGTTGTCTGAGTTACTCCCGAACTGGCGCTCTACTGTACTCATATTATCAATGACCAGACCTCTGATACCTAACCTCTTCACCATCTCTTCCGCCTTACTCATAATCGCTTCTACTGTAGACTCATTCTCATTTAGCTTGTAGTACTTGAAGTGATCGTTTAAGAACGGCGTACTATCTATCACCTCTTCTCTTGTGATACGTTGGCAGTTCGGGGCATTAAAGAATGACTTACCAGTCTTGATAGATAATAGATCAGTCATAGCAAACGTAGCGTTAGCCTCCTCTGCTGAGTACAGTAAGTAGGACCAGTCATGTCTATCCGCCAGCCTAACTAACAGATTCTTTAACCATGTTGTTTTACCGTGTCCGGGGATTCCTGTGATGAGGGTGACCATCCCGGGGTGCCAGACGAAGTGGTCGTCCATGTTGTCCCACCCTGTGTCAAATCCTTTTGGGTATCCCTCTTCCCAAAGTCCGAGTAGGTCATGGTCTGTGACGACATCGATTCCGTCCACTGGGTACGGCTCTGCGTTTTGGTAACATTCCAACAGCCGTTCCTTACCGTGTTTAAGAAGCGTTTCATTGGCGTCTTTCTCTGGAAAGTTAATGATAAAGCAGTTAGTCTTACCCAGTCTGCGAGCAAGCTCAGTGCGAAGACCAATACCTGCATCATCATTGTCAGTAGCAAGATATATTTTCTTGCCTTCGATATACGGTAGCATCTCTTCGAGCCATTCCAATTTCTGATTGCCTTTACTTGCTCCATTTGGTACACTGACTGCTGTTTTGATTCCGGCTTCATAGAATGATAGTGTGTCGATTTCACCTTCGGTTATAATAATTTCAGTATCAGAATTATCCATGGAAACATCAATGCCATAAATACTAAGCATAGCCCCACTAACAAGCTTGAAATTCTTTTGACTATCTCGATACTTAATGTTAACAACTTCGCCATGTAAATAATAATTAAAGTTTATACATAATGATTCTGTGCCAGTCTGTGGCATGTACTCAATAGACTCAGTGACCTTATACCTAAGCAGTGTTTGATTTGTTATACCTCTACCTGCGAACCAAGTGATTACCTTATCAGATAGTACTTTGTATTCACTTACAGGTTTAGTGTATTCTTTCTTCTGCTTTACAACGCCACCTTTCCAGCCACAGTTATGGCAATTCCATATACCATCTGTTGCATTAACAGACAGGCATGGATCGCTCTTGTGCTTACGTGTGCCGGAACACTTAGGGCATGTGGTCTTCACATCTCCTCGTGATCCGGCCCGCACATGGATGCCATATCTTTTTAACTGGTCTATCATTTCTTTAATTCTTTAGCTACTAATTTTATTTTCTGTTCTAATTCGTATATCTTTTTCTTTAGAGAATCTGCTCTCTCATATGACCTAGCCAATTTATTAACCAATTCTTCTCGCTGATCTTCCATCTGGTCGTACTTAATATACAACTCTTTTCTTTTGTCTGTCATATCTGTTTGTGTTTTTGAATCCAATAATTTGTTGCGTCGTCTAGGTACTGAAGGAACTTATTCTTAGAACCGAAGAGTGTGGCTGGACGAATATAATCCTTCATCTTGATATCCTTACCCCATGTTTCTTTTTTGTGTAGAATTACCGACTGGAACTGGTCGAACCCGACCTTAGGTATCTGTCTAATGACAGCACGTATCTTGTCAGCATTCTTATAGTGGGTTTCGTTTACCTCATTGAAGTAGTCCATTACCTTCTGCGCTAGGTCCTCATCTTGATGGCTGTCAATCTCCTGCCATAACAGTTGATAGCTATTATCGTACTTTATCAACATGTCAAGAGCAACCATTGCATCCCTCTTTGTACTAAACTTCTTCAGGAAATTCTGTGCGTCCGTATTCATACATGGTGTCTTTAATAGTTTGTTCAAGCCATCCGCCTGCTACAAGTAGTGCCGCAAATTTTTCTATTATATCATCAATAGGTGTCTCGTCTATCTTGTTATCACCCATGAATGGTAGACCGTCTGTACCGTACTGGCTTTCCCAAACGAATTTTTGTCCGTAGTATTCAACTGTTATTCTCATGTTATTCGTATTTAATTGTACCGAAAGATAGATAACTACCGCCATACATATACTTAATGGCGTTTAAAGTTAAGTTAACTTTCAAATAAAATTTCTTGATGTTATCATCTACAGCATAGATACTATCGTTAGCTTCTCTTACCCTACATTCTTTAATGTTATCTCGAAATGTGGATAGCTTGTTACGATATGAATCAAATCGCATGTCAAGATAGTTCTGCACCTCTTCACTTTTAAATCCGTGCATATCAGCTATGCCAACGAAGATCATACGTGCAATATCCTTTGCACCCTCTTGAGTCTCAAGAGTTTGCAATGGTTTCGCTGGACTCTTTTCCCATACGAATTGGCTACGCATGGCTTTCTCTAATTGTGTTAGATTGTTCATATTTGTTTTTTTATTGGTGAGTAGTCAGAGAAGGTCCTGCCCCTGCATCTCTTACATTAGTAAGCGCTTTACTTTAAGCTACCTGACTAAAAAAGACCAGCCGAAACTGGTCTATTGCCGAGGTTAAACACGACCAAAACCCCTTTTAATAATGGTTAATTCGGCAATTATGTTAAGCGCACATTGAATTGTTTGCGCCATGTAATCTTTCCATTAGGCATCTCCATAATCTGAGCGCCACCATTCTGTTCCATATACTGCTTCAGCTGGTTACCATAGAGAAGCTTATGCGATTCCCAGTGCTTGATAGTATCATTGATGCGTACATATTCTTCTGCCCACTGCGCTTGTTCTTGCCCGCCTTGTATGGTGATATCATTCTCTCTATCCTTATGCTTAATGGATATGAATGCGTTGAAGTCTTCTGAGTTATCAGCAGGTGGTTCGAACTGTGCGGCGATACCATAGATCTCTTCCTTATCACTGGCGCCTGCTTCACGTATAGCCTCCCGAGCTGACTGCACACGCATCTGATGTTCAGTTGCTTTACGTAAGATAGCTTCTTGGATATCCGGATCAGCTTCGAATGTCTTCACTAACATATCCTGACCATCAACTTGCATGCATATCTCTGCGTACTTCAGCCCAGTAACTAGCATGTAATGATTCATCTGAGCGATGTAGTTCGGGGGAACACCATCGATATAAGAATCAACAGTCATCTTACCCACATTCTTAATCTCCAATACCCCTTTCTTCTTACCGTACACTGGGTGCTGCGTAACCATCCCATCTAGGTTAGCGAATAGCATCGGGTATTCTGGATTCTCGATGATGGCCTTCACCTTCTTGAACTTGCGAACCTTTGCCTTGTGTATAATATTCTGAATAAACTTCTCTTCACCATCCCAATACTGCCACATCTCTGCAATAGTATCCTCTAGCATCTTACCGAATGCCATCTGCCTATTCATTTTAGTAGGCAATAAATCCATACCGATTGACTGGTAGAATAGATTGATAGGGGACTTCCATTTGTTCCATCCCAGTAATGTTCCGGCGTCTGATCCGCCGACCATACCCCGAGATGAAAACGACTGGCGTAATCTTTGCCAGTCGATCTCGGATAGGTTCTTCGTGCTTGTCTGTTTAAGCTTTGGCATCCTTGATTAGTTTGGTTAAGGTTGTCTTCTGTGCTAGGTTCAACTTATACTTTGGTAGTGCTGCTTCAACATCGGCAATCTTGCCTTCGCTAATAGCCTTTACCATTGCATCAAATTGCTTTGGTGACAACACCGTTAGTTCGGGGGATTCAGGAACCTCAGGCTTGGGACTTTCCTGAGGCGCCTTAGCTGGTTGCTTCCCCTTCGTGTTTATGTGTTTGGTTACATCCCATATGCGCTCTCCTCTGTCATCTACTGGGTTGCCATACTGGTCGCACTTTAATGTGACCATGTCTAAGTCATAGAGAAATCTCCCGATCCCCCACTGAACGGCCGCCCTCTTGAATGCATCGGAGGCTGCAGACTTTCCAGCCTGCTCATACATTTGGTCCTTCTCATCATTCTCTACCCTAGCACCGCAGTCCCATCTCCAGACCACAATACCAGTGCCGGTTGTTATTCCTATCCCTGCAAAAATGAAGCCACCTATCTCTTTAAAGTCTGATTGCCAGCCAAATAGACAGTGTGTGTCAAGAACATCCATCACCTGACGTGCATCGATATAGGCAGAACAAAAGGCCTTTGTCTTATCCTTGTTACGACTCTGTACCCTCCATTGATAGGGGATCGGTTGCTTCAGTTGAGCAACTAAAATTTTGATATCCATAAAAAATAATTTTAAAGTGTGGCTAAATAGTCATTGAAGAAACCGTACTCATTAGCAAGGAAGTAGATAGTCTGCCAGTCATAATAGAACTTGGTGTCCTTACCAATATTAATAGCCTTAACGAAATGACCGACTACCAATGATTCGTGGTTATGCATGAGCCATTTTCTATATGGCTTGAGTGCATACTCCTTGCCATCGATAATTAGGATGTCCTTTGAGTAGTCGTATTTCATACATACTAAGTTACGAACTACCTGATATGTATAATTTTAAGTTATTCACAAGTTATCTTCATCTGCAAATCCGTTTAGTCTGGCGTACTCTTGGTATACTGGGCCGGAGGTAGTGCTACCCACCGTTGTTTTATCTAAGTCAAATTTAACCCAGTCACCATCACTAAGGGGCCATTTAGAATCCTTAATGGGAACCCAACTCGTGCGGTTCATAATCATATCCTCGCGATAGATAATATGTTTCTGATACTTTACCCACCAACGGTTCTCTAATCTGTAAGTTTGTCCGATCATAATGATAATCAATTAATTGTGAATAAAAACTGCATGAAATGTTACGCAAACTTCATGCAAATGTTTTACAAAATATATGCGTTTACGGAAACGTAAAAAGGCCCCAAGTGTAGAAACACAGGGCCGGTACCTATGAAAAACCAACTATTTATTTAAGAACGTCTCGTAATAATTATTTATTTCGCTCTTGTGTACACTATCCACCCATCCCTGATACCTCTTGATGGCATCTGACTTGTGGCCGGATGCAAACCTTACATGGTCTAGTGATACACCACCAGCCAGCATCGTTGTGATAGCGGTCTTGCGTAGCATGTGTGGGTGTACAATATCGCAGAACTTCTTTGACTGGAGCGATTTATCACCGGTGTGGTCGGCCTTCTTGTATGTAGTCTCCTCGTGCATCTCATGGTAGGTAGCAAAGAACGGCTTTAGGTTTTTGTTGATGAATGTATCCTTACATCCGAAGCGAATGGGTGTATACACTGAACCGTATTTCTCTATATTATAAAGATATCTTTTGTAAAGAGATTCCGGCAGTGGCAGTGTGGTCATCGCCCCAGTCTTCTGATTCTCCTTCATAAGATATACCGAGCCGTTCATCACAACATCTGACTTGCTTAGATTTATAGCATCTCCAACACGAAGGGATGTGACTAGCATCGTTGCGCTCAGTTCCCAAAGATACTTATGTTCGGGGGACATAGAATTATAGCGGTTAGCAGTGTCGTTAATAAAGTCCTTAACGAACTGGATGGGTAGTGTAACGATTGGTACGTCAACTCCAATAGCACGTCTTACTTTCGGTAGGGTAAGAAAGTACTGCTCAGCCCAGTAGTCTGTCACTATTTTTAGAATATTAGTGACATCACGTCTTGTGTTAGCTGAGAATTTCTGACGAGTCATCCAGTCAATGAAGAGGTCAATGTGTCTATTGAACTTATCTGCAACGGCGCGTTTATCCTCTAGTGATAGGTTGGTTAGGTTAAACTCTTCTAGGTCGATACCAATCTTTGCGTATCGTTGGTATGTCTTGAATGCGAAATTGTATGACTTGATGGACATAGGTTTATAGTTCGTGCCGGATCGTGTGCGTAGTTCCCCAGTCCTCATCATCGTTACATACTTCTCTAGTAATGGTGTTAGCTTCATGCGATTTGTCTTATATATTCTAGTATTACATTTAGTGATTCATCAGCGGGAGACTTATATCTCTCTAGTTCATCGTGGACTTTTGCGTATGCTTGGTCTGACTGATATCTAGCATGATGAAGGGAACGGCAGTACACAATCACAGTATGGTCTACACCCATCTGCTTACCTATTTCGGTTAGTGTGTAGCCTAGATTTACGCTGAGGATTTTACCTATGGCGTGACGTATTCTAACTGCTGCTGCTTTTCGGGATCGGTCTTTTCTGACATCGATTCCGTACTTGTTTTTGGCGAATTCACAAAGGTCGTGGTACTCTTGCATTGTTCGTATTTTTTAATTAATTCAATAACTGCATCTGCTAATTCCTCGTTGATGGTGCGTAGCTTATTCACAACCAGTGCGTTTCTTTCTATCTTGTCTAGTTCTTGGTTGATAGCGAAGAACACCTTCTTTGCTGATTCTAATCGTCCCATATTGTTTGTTTAACTGGTTAAAAATATTGGCGGATATCTCGTTGTAAGAAAGCCTCTCATCAGGGTACGTGCTTCTGAACGTTGGCTTATACATAACTGATGGCTTATCAGCGAAGAATAATCTTTTAATCATCTGAAACATATGCGTTTTTTTAGTTTATTAGATGAACAAATTGTCTTATCTCTTACGTAGTCAGTAACCCTAGACGCCGGTAGTCCAGCAAATTTGCCAGCCGCCGACCTAGATGGGAATACTCCCAGTAATAACTTTTTGTCTACATCAAATACCTTTGTCTTGATTCCTTCTACGTGCAGTCCTATTTTTTCTATCCTCATTTTACTTTTTTAGTTATGATGATACCATTGGGTGTTCTCTCTACTAGATACCCATTCTTCTCCATCTCTTTTAGTTGTTCATCGAGTGGGGTGATAGGGCCGTCAGTTTTAGAGAAACCTACTGAGTCATGCAGTGGGCCAGTCAAAGTTTTCTTTACCTTGATACTTGATTTCTTGTTGAATGCGTTGTCGTTCATAGTTTGTTTTTAAATTTAATAATATCTTCTTTTAAAAATTCTAGGTAGGATAACATATCGTGTAGTTCGTGGTTCTTAATCTCGTCAAGTATTTTCTTTTCTTGATTAAGACCTGCTTCGTAGATACGATGGTCATCACTCATTACAAAGTACCTATCGTAATCGATAAGTAGGTTAATTAGTTTCTTCATAGTTCGGGTAGTTCTTGTAGTTGATTACATTCAATATCGCCGTCATCAAAATAGATTACTTCGTAGTAGCCATCGTACTCGTAGTAGTCGGCGGTTCCTGACTTTGGTTCGGTTACTGGGAGTGTGCCTAGATTATTTCCGTAGGCATCTAACTCCTCAATCATTCTGAGGTTCACTGGTGTCTTCATATTAGTTTAGTTTTAAATAACGTCTCCATCCAACTTGTTTCTCATCTTGTTTTACCAACTCTTCCCATAACTGGCGCAACTCTTTGCGCTTGACTTTATCCTTGCAGATTTTATACTCATTCCATATCTGCTCTAGTTGTTCGTCAAGTGTTTTAGGCATAGATTTATTTTAAGAATACGTATGTCATCCAACTATCTGATAGGTTATCTAACTCTTGGTTGTTAACTGCATCCATATAGTCGGAGATGTCTATTGTAAGAATGCCCTCTAGGTCTGCGCCAAGATTGAAGAGTGTCTCTTTAATCTCAGATACTTTAGTGAATGTGCATCCTTCTAGATTCTCTAACTTGCACCTATCGATTGTATCGACATCGGCGATGATGATAACTGGCTTCATAGTGTTTAGTTTTTGTAGGTGAATTATTCCCCATCCCAGTGTGATTGTATTACTTCATACTCTCTATTCTCATTAAGAATATATCCGTGTACATCCGATTCGGTTTCTTTAAACCTTTCAAATGCATACTGATACTGGCTTTCCGTTTTATAATAGTGCCAATCTTCGTTATGACCATCTGATATTGAGATGGCATACTTTTCAAGGAGTCCATTCATAGTGTTTAATTTTTATAGGTGAATGTATTGCCATGCATATCTGCCAAGAACCATATAGTTCGCTTGTAATCCACATACCCTAAGAATAGAAAGGGTTTGTTGTTGATGTAAATAGTTTGTCCGGACTTCATATGTTAAGATTTAAAATACATTTCATCTCTCCAAGTAGGATGAGCCGGAACATACTTACCATCTTTATTCCAAAAACCTAACTCCAATATATCAAAATGGATAGGCTTTACAAATGGTTCTTCATCAGTATGCTTCTCGTACCAGTTACACCATTCTTCTAAATCAAATCTTTCTGCATCCAATAGATAGCATCTTTCTTTGCCATCATTTTCTAAAAGGTCTTTCTCGATTACTATACCATTATCATCGGTGGTGATAGTGCCCCAACTTGATTCGATAGTTATCATAGTTTTAAATTTTGATGAGGAACTGGTTGCCATCGAAGGCCACGGCATATCCGCCAGTTCGAGGGATTAATATTGAGGGAAGTCAATACCGTACTTGCTTGTGAAATTTATCTGCTCTTCCCTGCTGATGTAAATATGGATTGGATAGTCCATCATGCCCTTCAATTGGTTCATGTCAAAAATTGTATAGTGTGATTCATCATCCAACTTTAGTCCCATATTTTCTACGCTTGATAGGTAGAACTGGAGTGCCTTCTTGATAATATCTTTTTGGCCTTGTGGAATTTCAATTCGATTGTTGGATATTTCATTGAACTTAAATTCGAATTCCCAATCAATTTGATTTGCATCGATTCCTTTGTACGTGATTTTGTAACTCATTTGTTTTAGGGTTTTGGTGAGGAACTGCATCGGTCACGAGCCGATAGTCAAGCGGTCTTGAGCAGTTCGGGGGATTATATACATAGCCTAATCTCAGAGATTTCAGTACCATCAACTAGCCTTAGACCAATGACTTCATCTACCGAAAATTCATATAGGTCTTCAGTCCTATAACCTTCGTGTATCTCAACAACGACTGCATCTTCATCCCTAAAATCTGCTATGGCTTTTTTTAGTTCGCCAATGGTTGTTATCTTGCTCATATGTTTTTAATTTTATTTAATTAATCTACCCAGTCGGGTAAGCAAAGTTTTCTTTCTACTAATTCTGCACGTATCTTACTCTCATTCGCCATTAAGAAACTTTCCATACATTCATACTCACCCCTATCGGGATTGTTGTAGGAGGAATTTTCATACTTGGAATAGAGTAACAATAGGTCTTCATAGAGTAGGTCATACTCATACTGGATACCCACATACGCATTGTATAACTGGGTGAAGAGGAAGAAGGAGTAGTTCATAGTGTTTTATTTAAAGGTTAATAATCATCGTACCATATCTCTTGCCATTCAGAACGTGGACGTATACTCTGACCGGCGGCATTGTAACATTTCCCACAATAACAGTAGCATAGACCTTCACTATCCATATCCATCTCAAACCTCTTACCACATTCGCATTCAGCTATAGCCGGAGTAAACCTACTAAACTCTCTTTCTTGTACATATGGTGGTCTAATCGCGCCGACCATACCATCAATGCATTGCTGATAGTTGTGCTTGGCATACTCATTTAAGCTATCAACATCAACGTGTCCATACTGGTCACAAGGGAAGGAGAAACCGCCATTACTGGAGGTGTCATAGTTCAGCGAATGTTCCACGAAAAATTCTCTTTCGGAATGTTTGATGATTTTTGCGCTCATAAAAATAGATTTGGTTAAGAATTTTCTATCTCTTCCGCGAGGCGGATTAACTCATCGATTGCTTCTTGTATCTCATCCATTACCACTCATTTTCGGTGAAGAATTTAATTGAATTTTGGATGCTACCAGTTGTGCCTTTCTTAATCTCATCACGACTGGGGATGTAGTTACCATAGTAGTCGCGGTGGGATTCTTTTGGTAGGAAACACGCGCCAGTCTTCAGCATATCCATAGCCGATCGACCAATCGCACCTTCCATCTTCCAAGCAGTACCAGTTTCGATGAGGAACTGCATCTCCGCGTAGCCTTGCTCACGTTGATGCTTTCTAATTGTTTGGATGTTCATAGGTTTGAAATTTAGTTAGGAACTGCCGGAGGAATCGAACCTCCGTAAGACCATCGCAGTTCTTTTGCCGAGCCGATAGTGAACACATCTATGTCCTCCTATCCCCACACTATATGTGGTGGCTCTCGGCGGTTCGGGGGATTACTCAATCTCTACTAGTTCACCATCCTTTAGTACGTACTGATAGTCATCTTCATCCTCCCATTCAGTCCAATAAGAATCAGTATCGGCTATTAACTCACCATCCTCATCCGTATCTCCCGAATAGACCATATCGTGCCATTCAGCATCGGTAAATTCTTTATTGAGGCAGTTTTGTGAGCAGTAGTATTCTACACCACCGCCAACTACATAGCCATCATTCATACCACATCCACACTCGGTGCATTTTCTTGCAAATTTCATAGGATTAATCATTTAATGAATTAATGTGTTCAATTTCAGCATCATCTAGGTAGATGCAGAGTCCGTTATCTAGTTTGATGTAGTGGTCACCGGCATCAATTATCTTTTTGCCTACTAGATAATCTTTGGTTTCGGGTGAGATTTTTTCAACTTGCATAGTTTGTGTTTTGGTTATTTAGATAATAGTTTTTAGGACTCTATGCCCATAGAAGGCATATTGACCAAATTCTACGTAGTTACTTTCAGCATCAATGCAGTTCGTAACTTTCAATAACTTACCTCTTGGAGGTGTGTCTCCTTCTAGGTCTTCAATGTCTAGAACAATGACCTCATCCCCAACTTCTAGGGTGTTGCCATCTACATCATTACAAAAAAAGTTTTTCATATTATAGGGGGTTTGGTGAGGAACTGAGGGTGGTTTCGCTCCGACTTCGGTCAAACTTCGCAGTCCGGTGGATTAAAATTTAATCCATTGTTCTTCCGGAAGGAACTCAAGAAGATTGTCTTTGGGAATAAAGGACAATAATGCCCAAACAGCAGTAGTGTCTCCATCTTCAACATCTTTTAAAATCTGCTCAATTACTGCATCAATTAATGCTTTTTTTTCTACCATAACTTCAATAGTTGTCTTCATTTGTGTTTTGATTTGGTGAGGAACTGAGGGTGGTAACGAACCACCTTCGCACGTTGCTCTCAGTTCGGGGGATTAAAACTCCCAGTCATAGTGATACTCTGCAACACCGAAGAGGATATTAACCTTATCGAATGACTTCTTGACTTTAGTCACTCCATCAATCAATCGAAGGTCACCTCTATCATCCCATACGTTAAGTAGCTTCTGCGCATCCCATAACTCCTCTCTAGTGGCGAAAGAATTGTACCAATCATCGTTGAATACAATCATATTGCACTCTTTCCTCCACGCACGATTGCGGTATACTAAGGTATGCTTGGGGGCAGATAGGTCGGGGGTAATATCCCACTCTTGATGTCCCATACCTTCGCCTATCGCTTTATGCTTCATCGCTCTAATTACGCACCTCTTACCATCATTAGATACCTCTAGCACCTCGTAAGGGTATCGGTCGGAATACATTAGCAGAGTAGCACCTTTGCCTACTTCGGGAACGGATGAATTGTTGCCCATTAGGTAGTTGGTGAAGCTACCTTCTAGTTTTCTTTTTTGTCTCATAGGTTTAAAATTTGATTCGTAACTGGGAGGGGAGTCGAACCCCTCCTAAGACCATCCAGTTATCCGCATACGAACTCCGGTATGCTTACTTCAACCCCATTCTCTACGATATCTTTCAGCCAGTTCTTCTCCTTGCCACTCATCAGCAAGGTGAATCCTAATCTCTCTTCGGTTTCTACGTAGCGCTTGTATAGGTCGGGATTATGCTTAGCCGCTACTTTGATATCACTTTTATTGGACATAATACAAAACACACACGATAGTCGGCTCATACCTAAATCGTAGGCATAGTGTCTCTTTTGACCTACTGATTCGATTTCTGCCCATACTTCCTTAACACTCCAGTCAAAAATGGGTAACCAGTCATACCATTCGCGACCGGCTTTGCTATTGCGTTCACTGATACGGAATGGGATTTGTTTTGCTCGTGCTGATGATTCTTCCGCGCGGATGCCCATACAATTCACGATGATATTTTTGCCGTTTTCCTTGCACCAGTTACGGATAAATTTCTCAATCGGTTGTCTCTTGAGGTCACTGGTACACTGGCGATAACTGGGGGATGGGAACATACCACGATGCTCGACCATCTCAAAGAAAGTTTTTCCGGCACGTACCATATGCGCCTCAATGCCCATTGAATTCTGCTGAACGTGTTCCCAACATCCCTCCCAGTCAACTTCGGGTAGGTCTGCGTGGATGATTACCAGTTGGTCGTGTGGAACGACTTTGCTCAAAAATATTTTCATTGCTTGAGAATCCTTTCCACCGGAATCATTGATGAAAAATATTGCGCCTCTGTCAATTAATTGCTGAATCATAAAATTGGGGTTTGGTGGTAACTGGGGGCAGTATCGCTCTGCCTTCGGACTTTCCTCCCAGTTCGGGTGACTACTTACAAAACTGGTCTTGCAGTAGACCTACAACGTACCCTACTACTAGCAGAGTAACGAAGAGATAGATAACTTGTCTCATAAGGATAAATTTGCTTGTCTACAAATGCGCTCCCATTTTAGGTCTCGGAGCAATTGCTTAGAATCACCGCCAATTTCGTTGAGAATCTGCCTTACCCTATTATGGGTGGAGATGGTAACCTCAGTACGGCGGATGAGCTGACCATTGGTCTTGGATGTGAATAACGGCATTTTTTTACGCGTTCTCATGGGTAGGAGATTTTAAGATGATTGAATCGGATTCGAATTTTACTATAGCCCATCCTAAGTACATTAGTTGGGCGGCAAGTTTCTGACCACTGAGGGTGGTTAGGTCGATTGTCTGCATAACTGATTTTTAAATGATTAAAACAATGTTGATGCGATAAGTAGGCAGATGCCAAACACCGCGATAAAATAGCAAAAACCTTCGATAATTTGTCTTGCTTCGTTCGTAGTTTGATG